TTGGGATACGGAATACTATTAAATTTTTAAATATGTACAACAACATTTAATTTGACCTAGGACTGTGTTAGACGGTAGCACATATTGCTTAATTTTGATTTCTCCGCTTGTAGTGATTCTTATCCAAAAACTAATTGGATAAGAGGTCGTAGTGAACCCTAATACTGGAAGCTCAATATCATATGTTTTAGGCGCGAAAGATGATGGCATTGTCGCAAACGTTACGTTTACATTTTTATTTGCGCTACTTCCAGCAACAACATCTACCCACATGGTTACACAATTCTCTGTACGTGTAATTGCACCAGTTTGTACAACCCAGCCATTAGCTCCTTTACATGTGCCTGTTGTCAGGGATACGGAATGCTAAATTGGATATGAAACGCAAAATCCCCAATAGTCTACATAGTTGCCACGGTCATACAACTTAATGTCTCCGTTATGGTCAATGAACGCCGACTTATTGTATGATGAGCCGCCCATAGAATGAAATACAAACGGTATATCTATTGACGGGCAATATTTAGACGGAAGCGTTCCAACAGTGCCATATTTATTATTCCCGCCAAATCCAAACCCACCAGAAGAAGTACCAGTAACGGTAACAATATTTCCAGTCTTTTTATATTTAACAAATTGATTTAAGGCAATCCAATCATTATCGCGGGATACGGAACCCCGCAACGTTGTAATTTCATTGGCGACATTGTATGTGGTGTTCGTTCCCTTGCCATCATTTACCGTCAAAGCACCGTTTACAGATAGATCGCCAGCAATAGTTCCGCCAGTCTGATTTACATAAACATCATTAAGATTAACCCAACTCATATTTTTACTTCCTTTCATTCAAACTTTGATATATAATCAAACAAGATTTACTGTTCAGTAGCTATCCAATACAAGTTGGTTGTGGCATCGTTATCATTTCCTACTACCTGAACCTTGAAATTAGAAGACGTGATATTAAGAACTTTTGCCTTAGCCGTTTTATCATTTAGAAAAGTAGGTATGAGAATAACATTCGGCACATTGTTAAAAGCTACACTGAAATCTATAACTTTAATCACATCTGTACCAGCCGTAGTCGTAGAGATAGTTTCACAGCCAGCCTGAACACGCTTCATCTTGTTGTAAATACTTTTAAAATCTTTTATAAACGCAAGGAGACTATCGACTTCCTCGCCTGTATATTTAAGCTTGTAATCAACTTCACTTAATTCAACTTCGTCAGCCAACTCAATTACCTCCCATCAACTAACCAGTCTTGAACCAGATTGATTTAAGGCTCTTGCCAGAAGGCACATTTACCCAAACCGATTTGAAACTATGTTCTGATGAATTTATATATATACTCGGACTCTTCTTCAGCCATACAGCGTACAACGTGACGGTAGCTCCATCAGTAAAACTGTTATTTGTGTACTGCCCATCTGCGATATATGTTGCACTTATGGCAGAACTGCTCGTAGACCACCCTAAAAACACATACTTGTCTCTAGTGGGCTTAGCACCAGATATTTTAGAGGTTGTATTTATCAAATGTGTCTGGCTAACAGGAGCACCCGAGCCACCGTTTGCATTGTAGGTAATAGTCAGTTTTGCAACGTTAGTCCAAATAGCATACAGGGTAACGTTCGAGTTTTCCGTATATTGTCCACCAGCAGAATACTTAACGCCAGTATCGGTGGCAGACGTACCCCAGCCAGCAAATGTATATCCGCTTCTCGTTGGCTTTGTAGAGGATAGGTTAAGTGTCTCGCCGTGCCATTTAGTCTGTGCGCTAGGAGCGCCCGAACCGCCATTGGCATTGTAGGAAACTGTATAGCTAGACCTTGCTGGAATCCATACGTTGCAGCGGACATCATCGCTGGCAATATATGCGCCATATCCGCTGACAGCTTCGCCCCATGACTTCGCCCAACAGTTCGCAGTCCAGCCGCCATGAGTCTTACTAACTGTAAAATATGCCGTACCGTTAACGACAGTGTTGCCATAGTTGAAAACTCCGCGACCGACTTCTCGCCAGTTCGACCCGTTTCCCTGATAACCAGACTGACCGACTACGCCATAGCCCCACGGGCCATTAGAGCTTCCCTTGACAGTCGTGTTTATGCAAAGCCTTACTGAGTCACCAGTTTCGCTATCATACCATGCGCTGACAGCAGTTGTAACGCCACCTTTGCCGCTATTTTTAGTATTGCTATTACTCGCCAATTTACCCACCGCCTTTCGTTTTTATTCGATAACAAAGGCATGGGGCGAATAAAATAACACCCCATGCCTAACGCACGTGCCGTTCAATTATTGTTTGAAATTACCATTTTATTCTGCTGAAGAACCAGTTCATCCTACCAGTCACAGTGATGTATCTATTGCCAGAGCTGCTTGCTGACACGCTTACGTATGGTAATGCCATATAATCACCTCCAAATATTTATTTTTATATAATAAAAAATAAAAAGGGGCGTAAGCGAAATACTCACACCCCTAATAAGGTTATGTATTTAGTTTTTAATTAACCTTTAAAAGTCCAAGGAATAGTGAATTCTGCATCCTCGTACCAAGATCCATCATGATAGTATTTACCAACATAATCATTACTTGCACTAGGAACGGCAATAAAGCCTTCCATAGTAATCTCATAAGAACAAGTCATGCAACCAACGCACAAACCAGTGTCAAGTTCAATCTGTGCATAATTATACTGTAGTCTTTTTACACTCATACGTGTTCATCCCTTCCGTAGAATACTTCAAGACTTATATCCTTAGAACATCCTACTGTTAGCATATTATTGGAAACTTGCGCTGTGATGTCATACGCTGTTCCGTTAATAGTAACAGCCCCAATTTTTTGGATTGTAGAAAAATTTGTGTTTTTCATAGAACTTAGTGCTATATTCATTTTTACAGGATACGTCAATGAAGACACTTCAATAACATTGATAATAGATGGAACAGGCAAAGCTTTATTTGTTGATATTCGTCCATAAGAAGCAAAGGCAAACGCCTTTCCAGTGCCAGTCAATTTTACACCTTTGGCAAAAGCAATCATGCCAGATTGCATATCTGGCGCAGTAATGTTGCCCTCATCAGTATCGGTGTGCGTATATAATGCCTTGACTGGTACATCTCCTAAATACATCTTCATAATTCTACACCTCCTCTTAAATAAAAGAACTTTTACTTTGCTATATTATAGCAGAATAACGTCTATTAATTTGTCTGAATATAAAAAATTCCAGACGTACTTGAAGTTGGTTTAGCAGTGCCAATGGTAATATCTGCTTTGGCATTCCACTTAGCACGCTCAGCGGCAGTGATGTGAATTGTAGTATTAGCAATATGAGCCTGAACTTTTTCTTCTTCTGTATCATCTGTAATCATATATAACGTATTTGCGTCTTTTGTTGCCAATGCGCTAAATTCAGAAGCGGTTAGACTTTTAGCTTTTGGCATCGCGCCGAGATTTGCAAGAGCTTTTGCGGCAGTAGTGGCACCAGTACCACCCTTGGAGATCGGCACAGTGCAATATAGACTGTTTACGTCAGGCTGTGCAAAGTCATCAATTACCCAATAAGTCCCGTCATACGTAACATTTACGGGCTTATTGGCGGTTAAGAAACTAGCTCTTGTAAGCTGAATTGTAGCCGTAGTAGAGCTTGTTAATCTCATTCTAATGCTTTTAGCACCAAGACTGTTCACATTAAGAGTTGGTGCCATAGTGGTACTAGTAACATGTGGCACCATAGTAAATTTAACACCAATAGTAAGAGCCGTAATGCCATCAACAATTGCCGCATATGCAGCGCCCGTACCTGTTGTTTTTATCGGGTTGTTAGCCGTTGCACTTTTGGCGTACTTAACACTTTTATTTGCGTCAGAAGTATTGTCAACACTGCCAAGACCAACATCGGACTTAGTTACCTTATGTGGGTTTCCGCTTGTAATCTGCGAATGATTATAAGCAGTTTTACCTCTATCGCCACGGTAGGCGGTAGAGTTGGTTTCACCCAAGGCAATAGTGTCTGAAATAACTACATAAGACGACCCGCCCCAGCGGTAAATCTTGTTTGTCGTTGTATCAGTATAAATCTTACCAGCTTCACCAGTTGAAGGAAATTTAGATGTTCCAGCATACTCAAGCACATCATCTACGTAACTAGGTAAATTAGCAGCAGCAATTGTACCTGTAATTGCAGACGCATTGACAGAGGTAATGTCGGCAGCGGCATGTTTGTGTGAACTTGCAGCTTTCCCAGATAGCTTGGTGTCAATTTCAGATTCAGTATAATAACGATCGTCATGCGTATGTGCAAAGTCAGTAATCTGAGACTTCGTGTGAGAATGTCTTGCTGCGGCTGCACCAAGTTCAGACAAGGTAGGTTTATCATCACTAGTATAAACTTTATACCAACTATTCCAAGAGGTAGCAGATAAAGCTGAACCACGCAAAGCTAGCCGAGGATGTCCTTCTTTTTCATATCCAAAAGCAAGCTGATAACCATGACCACCAGAAGTTTCACTCCAAGGGGCAAGAGATAAAACACCGCAATACGTTCCATTGAATCCAGTTGGAGAACCAATTTTACTACGATATTTAAAATCAGCTGTCAGCATATTTTTATCAAATGCGGCATCATTTGGTGCTGAGTTGTCATTTCTTGTATCGGAAACAACAATGCCATTTGCCTTTGTAGCAGCGCCACCAGCAGAAGAAGAGCCAGCGTAATTATGAGTGTGACCGCTTGTGGCAGCGCCGATACTAGAAGGCGTTACATTAATTGACTTAGCTGCGCTACCATCATAAGCACCTTGAGAAGTCCCGTTTAAAGAAATTGTCAAAGAATTAGGATTCTTCATAGAAGAGGGGAAATCTGTAATTTGAGATTTTGTATGCGTATGCGATGAGCTTGCTTTTCCATTGAGCTTAGAATCTACTTCTGATTCTGTGTAGTATCTATCATCATGGGTGTGGGACGATGGAGTATATGTAGAAGGTTTACCACTGACACCGCTCCAAGGTACGGAACTAGCAGAACTTGCATGTGAAGCGACAAAACTTGTATTAGAAGCCGTAATACTTGCCACATAGCTATTCGTGCTAAATGTAAAAAGATTATACGCCGTACAGTCAACCAATGCAATCCAAGGCTTTTCATGATCTTTTAGTGGCTTATAATACATATCATATTTTCCGTTTGCTGCTTTCACATATGCAACGGAACCAGCATAACTATTATCAGATAGTGAAACCCAAGCAAGAGAACCTGAACCTATAACACCAGCAGTACCGCCATTTCTACAATAGAACTTTAAAGTTCCTAGTGCATTGCCGCCTTCGCCTTGCGTAAAGCTTAACGTACCAGAACAGACATACCACGCATTAGAAGAAGACAAGTCAATTGTTGCGAACTTTATCCATTTATTTTTATATGTAGTTGTAGATGACGGCAAACCAATTTGCTTCATCTTATCTTGTTTTTTATCAATAAGCGTCTTAAGCTTTGTAAAAGCTCGACTTAAGCCATCTTTATCAAGATAACCCATAATAGTTCCTCCTAACATAAAGGGAGTTCTATAAATGAAAAACAGAGCTGATAAAATACATCTTTTAACACACGTAAATTATCAGCTCGTCTTCATTGATGAATTAATAATTCATTTTAAATTTATATATTAACCGAATACAGCAGCGAACGCGGCATCAATCTCATCATTGGTAAGAGCATTATATGTAGTGTTCGTATCCTGAGTGGTGATTGTACCAGTAGTGCCGTCACCGCGAGTATAGGTAACAGTGCGACCACTTACAGAAAGACCCTTGATATAAGTGGTGTTAATCTGCTGACCAGCAGAATCCTGAGTTGCCTTGGTAGCAGAACCGGCTGTGGATGCCTTGGTAGCCGTACTTGCGCTACCAGCAGAGGTAGCATATTTAACAGACTTAGCGGAGTCTGCGGTATTGTCTACATTGCCAAGACCGACAGTTGACTTAGAGATAGCAGCCCAAGCACCGTCACCGCGCAAGAAGAAACCCTGCTGACCCTTGGCAGGAGCGGCAACATAACCAGCTGAACCAGCAGCAGTAGCAGTAGCGCCCTTCATGGCATTCCAAGTATTCGTATCCTGAGCAGGAATACCTAGAGCAGTAATGTCGCTCTTCTGAACAGCGGTAGCGGCTGTTACGTGACCCTGTGCATTGGTGGTAATCTTATAAAGACCATTTGCAAAAGCAGAACCCTTTGCGGCAGCGTGATTGTAAGCGGCAGCACCACGGTCGCCACGATAGGCAGTAGAAGCAGTCTCACCAAGAGCAATAGTCTCAGAGATAACTACATAGGCAGAACCACTCCAACGATAGGTCTTATTGTCATTCAGGTTGACATAAATCTTGCCACTCTCACCAGTATATGCATCGCTATATTTCCCTGTAGAGGTATCAAGATGCTGATAGAACACGCCATCAGAACCATAATAGCCCTCAAGAACATCATCGACAAAGCTGGGGAGGTTGGCGGCTGCGATTACGCCAGTAATGGCAGAAGCATTTACCGAGCTGATGTCCGCTGCACCGTGCTTATGGGAAGAAGCAGCCTTGCCGCTTAGCTTGCCATCGACCTCTGACTTCTGATAATACAAATCATTGTGATTGTGGGCAGATGGTGCGAATGTCGTTGGTTTACCAGAGACGTTTGCCCAAGCTACGGCACCTGCACTGCCAGCGCTGGTGGCGTACTTAACGGACTTCGCAGAGTCGGCTGTGTTGTCCACGTTTCCAAGACCCACTTCGCCCTTGCTATACGAAGGTTTCGTAGGTGCCTTAGCCCATGCATACACATCGGAAGCAGGCATGGAAGTTGGGAAGTCGGTAATCTGCGCCCTGGTATGGGTATGGCTTGCCGCCGCTGCGCCTATTTCACTAGCAGTGGGCTTGTCGGCTTCTGTATAAATGCGATGCCACGTACCCCAAACACCTTCATCACCTTGACTTCTTATATAAGCTTTTGGAGAGCTATTGCCAGCATACTCATAAATAATCTGAGTAGCGCCAACATTGGACAGCACTTCCATAGCAAAAGCCATCTTGGTTGGACTATTTGTTAACGTAGCGGAAGTGGTATTAAGCGGACATTTATACCAACCGGGCGTTGTAACAGTGTTAAGGTTGGTGCCTGCCGCAATCTCAGTAGTCAGATGTGTGCTATGAGAATGAGAAGTATCAGACTTGCCAGCAAGCTTGGTGTTAATCTCTGACTCGGTATAATACCTATCATCATGAATATGCCCAGTGTTTGACTTGCCGTTTAGCTTTGAATTGATTTCTGTTTCAGTATAATAACGGTCATCATGGGTATGAGCGAAGTCTGTAATCTCAGCCTTGGTGTGTGTATGGCCTAGCTTTGAGAACTTTGCATTGGTCTTCTCAAGTAGATGTGTTAAACCAGCGCTGTCTAGAAACTTAGTTTCAGCCATGTAACCACGTCCTTTCGATATGTTTTATTTTTTAATGTCATCACCCCACCCACTTTCAAATAAAAATATCTGATGAAGTAGGGGGGGTGATGACATTAAAAAATAATTTGTATAAAAAATAATTACCCTACAACTGTTATTATTTTTACAATTGTAGGGTAAATAGTAGGGTAGAGGGGTGGGGAAGAGGTGTATATACCTATCCTTCCCCACTTAAAACCCTTATTTTATTTTTGTTATGTTAGGCAGTAACCTTAGCAGCGAAAAGACCGTCAATCTCTTCGTTAGTAATAGCGACAAAGCCATCGCCGACCTTAGTCTCAAGAGCAGAGATGCGATCGCCCTGAGAACTTAGAGTAGTAGTATGACCACCAACAGTAGTGGTAAGACCAGCAATGTCGGTCTTGTTCTTATCAGCGGTAGCCTGAGCATCAGTACCAGCCTTCTTAGCATCGGCGATTGCTACAGTGACCTTACCATCGGGAGCGATAGCAGCCTGAAGGTCATCAACATCCTTTTCGGCGGCAGTCACGCGAGTGGTGAGAGCGGTAACGTCAGCGGCAGCAGCCTTGGAAGCAACAACATCCTTAAGCGCATTGACATCGCTCTGAGCCTTATCAGCAGCACCCTGAGCGGTGGTAATCTTACCATCGAGAGCGCTGTCTGCGGCAACGCGAGCATCAGTCTCTACCTTAACAGCAGCTTCAATCTGCTTTGCAACAGAACCCTCACCGCTACCAAGCTTAGCTTCAACAGCCTTCACGCGAGTATCAAGACCGCCCTCGGCACCAGTAGCGCGAACCTTCTCGGCATCAACAAGCTCTTTGATGTAAGCAACAATTGTAGTAGAGGTAGCACCCTCGGGGATATCGCCAACCTTGGTCTTAAGAGCGCTAATGGCGGCGCTCATAGCAGAAGCCTCATCGGGGTGCTTCTGAATCCAAGCGGCAATCTCCTGTAGCGTATCAAGGCTCTCCTTGGCACCCTCGGGAATGAGCTGCTTAGTAAGCTCCTCGTTAGCGATTGTGCGAGCAGACTTACCAGCATCCTCACCGACAAGAGCAGCAACCTTGCCCTCAACGGCATCAGCACGACCCTGAAGGGCTGTAATGTCAGCCTTAGCAGTCTTAATATCGCCCTCGGCAGTATCTACGCGCTTCTTGAGTGCGCCAAGAGAAGCATCGGTTGCAATGCCAGCGGTCTTCTCATTTACATAAGACACGACATCCTTAGAGGTAGCACCCTCGGGAATAGTGCCGACATAAGTCTTAAGATTGTCAACGGCAGTCTGAGCGCCAGCAGCCTTAGCATCGGCAGCAGAAATCTTAGTCTCAAGACCAGCCTGAGCATCGGCGACAGCCTTAGCGACAGAACCATCGGTCTTGGCATCACCATTGAGCTTGGTGATAGCGGCGGTGTTGGTCTTCACCTGACCGTTGGTAAGCTCCTGAACCTTAGTCTCGGCAGTACCAGCGGCATCGTAATTACCAGCAAGACTATCAGCATAATCCTTAGCAGACTTAAGGGTAGCGGCATCCTTGGAATCAATAGCAGCCTTAATCTTCTCATCATAATGGGTAAGGCCAGTAAGGTCAATATACTTCTTTTCAGCCATAAATTTTCCTCCTATTTAAAAAGAGAGTCAATATCATTGTTGGTAGCGGTATCAATAGATCCGCCACCAGAACCATCTGTCTTGTTCGCTACCACGACATATGAGTTCGCGGTTTTGTCATAAACAGATATTTCTTTTTTTGTTTTGTCAACATATAATGTTTTTTCTTTGGCTTGCCCCAATTCTGGCAGTTCAGCGCCTATGAACACTATATCATCTGGCTTAGATGTTATCTGAATCCAGTCGTTATCGTATCGCCAAAGAATAGCAGTTTCGATAACAAAATAGTATCCATCGAGCGGAGAGGGCATTGAAGCTCTCTCATAATCTGTTTCCAACTCCGTAATTTGGTTATAGAATGTCCTCTTGCCATCCCAGTCAAATGCAATTCTGCATTTGTCTTTTACGAAGACAAGCCGACCATTCTGAATCAACAAACTAGACAGTCTTTCGGAGGTAGTCACAACGACCGACATTGGGGCTTTATTCGCCATATCTGCCATATTTTATTACCTCCAAAACTAGGGCTAAAACTCTACTACGTCAACACTCCCGCCAGCAACGGTGTCAGCATAGTCTTTTGCAGACTGTAGGGTTTTCTCTTGAGCCTTCGGCAGAACGGAATTGGCAACAATCTTGATAGCTTCCTCTAGCGTCTTACCAGCGGCAATCTTGTTTCCATCCGTTTCATCAAAGCTATCGACAGAAGAGACAACAATGTCGCTCTGAGTGCGCGGGGTGTTGATGACAGTATTCTTGGTTTTGTCTAGCCAAGCGATTTCGCCATCGTCAAGATAGAGAATATCATACTCATCAATCATGCCATTGGTTTTCGCAGTCTCGATATTAGCCTTGCTACCGAATGCGTTCTTTGATTTAATCGCCATACAGTACCTCCTTTTATTGTGTTAGCAGTTACATATTAAAACAGTCATATCGACCATTTTTCAAAAGGAAGGGCGGCACATATCTATTTTCCCAAGATATATGCCATTTCATCTTTAGTTATTTTATTGTTATTGTATAAAGAAACAACCTTTGTCTCTTTAATGGTATGGTTGTCATATAGGCGCTTTAAAGACTCTACAAACTGATTCATCTAAATCACCCCATCGCTTAACAGCATAGCCGTGTATGCATCAATAATTTCCTCTGGGGTCTTCATATTAAGAACCTTCAGCTGTTCATATTCGTATTCATCAATCTCTTCCAATCGAACAGTATCATACCCGTCAACTGGAATTATATATAATGATTCCTCATGCCAAATATGTTTGCCATCAGAAGAATAGATAGCCTGCGCTTCCTCTTCATCGCAGAATATCATACGGTCATACTTCTCCTGATACTTTAGGTATATGAGCCTGTCAAGCACATCAACAACTTTATCGTCTTTTACGACCTTGTAGAACATGCGCTCACCTCATTAAAAAGGGTGCCGCATATTTCAGCGACACCCCTGCAATATAATTAGAAAGAAATCTCAATCAATACGCCGTTTTGCGTTCCAGCAGTATTGAATCCATATAGGTCGCCCTGCTCATTTATCGTATAGATATAGTTTGTATACGAAATATTCTGTGAACGAGTCCAATAAGGTATGTAATCTCCATCGACAGTCGCACGCTTTCTAGCGTCATTGGATGTCATATAGGAAATGATTTCACCCTCGTTGACAAACGGCTCTCCGCTGACCTCATATGAATTGCTAAGCTCGATAGCGGCAGGAATTGAGATGTAGCACTGAGCCGCGCTTAGCTCCTTTGAGCCGTTACCGATAGAGGAGTTAACCGTAACCTGCTTAATGAGAAGCTTGATCTTTACAGGCAATGCTTCATAGAATCTTGTATTCAAAAAACTATTCAGGTTAGAGTCAGTCCAGCCGCCAGCGTTGCTTCCGTTTTCATTGAATACACGCTTCCTATCAAGGAGGTGCTTTGCGAGCAAGCTGAATGTACAGCGCTTAGACGGCTCGTTGCTTAGATAATACTTCTTGAAGCTGCATACCTCAAGCGCCACATTCTCATGTGTCCAGCTCGCCAGCTTCTTGCATACCGTATCGCCAAGGTCTTCATACCAAATCTTGCTCCAATATACATTGCCGACAGCATAGTTCTCATATGCGCCATCGTCAGCCTTAGAGCAACCGAACACAAGGGTGCTGTCTATGATTGTTGACTTTGTTCTATCAAGCTTTACAATTTCTGGCTCATTGCCATTAAGGTTAGAATAATATACATAGATATTATTATCGCCCTTTTTATGTCTAAGCACAACCATATCGCGGTTGCCGATAGAACCAGTGCTAGTCGAGGACGTACCCCAGCTCGTCTTGATTCCACCATTAGACCACAGCTTAAATCCATTTGAACCGTTTGACTGGAAGCACTGGGCAATTACACTCTTTTCAGGCGTGCCGTTTAAGAACTTATAGTCAATTGCCAGTACGAAATCTTTGTCGGTATCGAAAAGCTTAATTCCAGTATCGACATAATTCTTACCAGCAAAGACGGTTTTATCAGAGATAACCGTCTTCGATGTGATATCATCATAGTCAATATCATATCCCATGTTAAATGAATATGCATCGCCAGCCTGAATCTCTGCGCCAGAATTATCAACACCAAGCTTAGTAATGGCATAAATCTCAACTGGGCGCATAGCGCTCAGCTCTTTGCCAGCAAGTGCATCTGGTGCATATGTAAACGTATCGAAGATTGCATTTACAGTCTTATCTCCATCGACAAAGCCGCTCTTATCCCATCTATCGAACATATAATATTTATATGCATTTTCCTCAAGGGTATAAGTTGGGATTGCACCAGTGTACTCAACGTTCTCGCCATATAGACCAGTAGACTCCTGAAGCGTTACACCGTGAGAGACATACTTAATGGTATAGCGTCTAGTAGTTTCACTATACGTTGCCTTTATCGTTCTATCGCTGAAGATAGCAGTCAACGGCAAATCCCAGCCCTTAAATGTAAAGTCTGTACTTACCGAGCTTGGCTTTGTAGGCGTATCAATAGGGTTGTCAGCTCTTGTTGTCGGGTCAACGGCATTGCCGCCCTTATCAACATACTGAGTGTCAAGAACGCTATCATCATAATTTACGAACTTGACGATAAACTGTTCAACCATTGTATTGAATACAATCTCTAAGTCAGGCCATGCTTCCTGATAATCATACAACTGCTGCTGCTTTACAATTGGAACATGTACAGTGCCAGCCAGTACAGCCCTATCGACATTGTATCCGTTCTTATCGATGCCAGCCATCTTGTAGATTCTCTCAAGAAGAGACGTGTCCTCTAGAGTCCAATCGATACCAGTGATTCGAACTCTGTTTACGTTCCTAGCCTTATTGAGCAGGTCTTTAACATCTATCGTATCGCAGTTCTCTATGATAAGCGTAGAGATTGAATCGTATCCAGCAATAGAAAGATTTGTCAGATACATCAGATTCTTCATGTTGATAGACGTAAGCGTATTAGGTAGCTGAGCCAATCTGATACTACCGCCGCTTGCAAACAGGACACCCTTCAGGCCAGAGCCAGAAGCATAAAGTTCCTCAAGGTTCATGCACTTTGAGAAGTCCAAGCTGCTTACAAGATTGGGTGTGTTTCTGATATCAAGTTTCTCAAGAAGCTTGTTGTTGCCGATAACGAGATTTGTCAAGAAGGTATTAGAATAACCTTCTGTCGCGTTGCCGATAATAAGCTCCTTTAGCTTTTCAGCCTTAGAGAAGTCATTGTCATGAATATAGCAAGCAGACACATCGCCGACAGACTGAATCCTAGATGCGCCATAGATAAGCACGGCGGTATCATCCATCGTATCATATGGACATGTGATATCATACTGCTTGCCAGCCTTGGCTCTCACCTGAGTAGGAGAAGAGTTGCCGAACATTACAGACAGATACATATCGGCAAATGGCGTTAAATGAAGAGTATAGTTAGGCGCAACAACGGCATCCTTTGGCGTATTACATCTAAACATAATCTGGTCAGATGTAGCGGTATTACCGATGAACTTAGTTGCCATATACATCTCTTGGTCGCGCTCGAACTGTCTGCGCTGATACTTCTTCTTGCCATTCATCATCTGTTCAAGGAAGCGCGTATTGCCATCCTTATAAGGACGTTCGTACTTACGCACATAATCAACACGCCAAAGCTCTTCACACCACTCATTCTGCTTCTCATCAAACTGATTGATAAGAGAAGAAGCGCTCCAACAGTTTTTGCTTTCGCGGCTTACATACATCTTCTGAAGCTCAGAACCCATCAGGTCACGAACACGACAGAAGAATACAGACTCAGCGGCATTGAAGATATAGCCAGAAGACTTGTCTCCGTCTGTGCGATAGTCGGTATCTTCCTTGCCGTAAGTCATGGTAAGCTCACCGCTGTTGTTAATACCCAAAGCCGAGTCGTTGTCGTAGTCCCAAAGGTCAAAACGATATCCGTTATTGATTCCAGCAGCATCATCGTCAACAGTATAGTAAGCAGCTTTATCGCCAAGCGTTGCCGCTTCTGCCGTTGTAATATAATGCTTAGCCCAATGCCAGAAGGTATTCTTACTTCTGTTGTCTATCATCGTATATCTAAGCGTGAATAGATAGAAGTATGTAGCAGAATCAACAATAAACCAATTCTTGAGATTGTTCTTGAATTCCTCATCTGTAGATGTAATTACGAACTCATAGAAGTCTCGCCAAATCTGTTTATTCTTCGTTCTGATTTTAGTCTTTTCCTCGCTGCTTGAAATAGCTTCGCCGTCTTTTGAGTCTCCGCAACAATCGTACCTAAACTCAAACGAACCATCCCAATCATTATACAAAGCATCATATGCTGTATTGCCAGCAACCCATTCAGCTTTTGTGATAGGATATTTCATAGAACCATCAGGATTGGCAACGCCAGTTTGGAAGATGGAATTAGGCAATGTATTATCGCTAATCTCAACAGCGAATTCTTTCATATCGTCTGGGTCATACGCTCTTGTAACATCTGTCTTCTTAGAGTCACCGATGTTGCCTAAGGCGTAGAAATGCCATGAGGTATCTTGGAATTCCCTGTGTGTAGTTAAATCTGTGTCGCTTTCCTTAATGAACACAACGCAGTTAACGAACTCCATGTCGTTCTTAATCTTAGAATCTCTACGAGTTGCAGGAGTAGCATATGGGATATAATCATTATATCTCTTCTGAAGATATGCGTTGTTCACCATCTCGGAGCTTGCGATATTAACCTTTACGTTAAACCAGTTGTTAGGTACAGAGGTTCTAGTAAGGGCAATCTTGCCAGAGCCGTCAGTAACGACACTGCCATCGCCAAGAGTAAGCTTTGTAATGTAATTCGGGTCTAGCTCAATCTTACTAGTAACCTGATGCTTACCATCAAAACCAGCAATAAGATCGATATTACGACCAGCTGCACCATACTCATTTGAAGTAGTACCTTGTCCACTATGATAGCAATTCTCAAACTTCCAATTGTCGAGAACCGCGTCACCATTCTTATATATGCACTCAAAAGACGTATTGCCTACAAAGTCTTTCTTGTTATTTGTGAAGTGCGGAGCTTCAATCTTGATAACACGCATATTGGGGCAGGCATTGGCAACAGACTCAGGAGTCAAAAGCTTGTTCTCATCATAAATCTGATTGCGTGTATAGCGAGCAATCATCTCAGTTGCAGTACGGGCATCGGCAATAAAGTTAGACAGAATTGCAGAACTTGTAAGGCTTGTATTATACGCCTTCATACGATAAATCAAAACATCGCAATCAGGAGAACCAATGGTAATTGGCACAGGAGTATCCTGAGTAAATGAATAATCACCAGTATAACTCATAGGACGGCACGGCGTACCGTCTTCATAAGACATAACAATTGGAATGTCCGTATCCTTATTGATATTGAACTCCCATTCGATAACATCTTCCTCGCTATACGGGATATACAAAGACTTTGCACTTGATTTAATGTATGCTTCATGTACATTCATCTGAAGACCGACATTAGATGTCGTGCCAGACTGACAGGTCAAGAACGTGGCATTGCTCTTGGCAACATTTGTTGTCTTGAAGATTAACTTAAATTCCTTACCGTTCCTTTTTGCATCATCTGCAAAAAGGTTATAGGAAATGGTTGCCGTAGTACCAGCCTTAACGCCAAAGTATTGATCGCCATTGTCATCAAGTTGATATCCGCCATTAACCCAGTCGAAGTTATCAGATACAGTCATTGCGACATCGCCATCAGACCACAGTCTGTCAGTGTCGTTATTAGACTTACCGACTGGATTGAAGTCAAATGCAAGACCAGCTGTAACAGGCTGAACATCAATATCAAGCTTCTCAACTGTTACGGCTAGTGTCTTAACAGTGTCACGACAAGTGATTGTCAAAGTATGTGTGCCAACATCAGAGGGCTTAAACTGCCACGTCTGAGTATTACTATCGATTGTCAGCGTAGAGACGGTCTTTCCATCAACGGCAAGTGTAACCTGTGGAGTTTCAGTAGACGGGTCGTATACGGTATACACAATGTTAGCCGTGTCGTACTGCTTAGCTGTAAACTTCTGCTTAACGCATCCAATTACTGGCTTATTGCTTGTCGAGTCATACCAAATAACATCTTTAACGATATGATTAGATTCAATAGCCTTACCATTAATCTCTGCCGTCATATACACTTCGAGCAGATGAGCGCCATGTGTCTGAGCAGGAAGCTCATACGCCAAAGGAACACCAGACACAGTGGTATCCACAGTTCCGATTTCTTTGCTGTCTAAAACAAAGTGTACCCTCTTTTGAATGGCACCATATGGAGTGTAGTCAAAAGAGACTTTGCCAATGGGATACGTAAAGGTATCGTTAAATGAAGATTCAAGTCTTACATCAACCCTCTGAACAGTCCAAGTCTTAGTTACAAGACTGCCAGCATCGTCAACGATGCTAAGGTTGACCTTGTGTGTACCTACTGTGATATGGTCGGTGATATCAAAAGAGTTCTCACCAGATGCAGCGGTATTCGTAGCAACGATAGAGCCGTCAACCTTCCACGTTGCAGTACCATCGCCACCAACGTCACCAGAGGAATCTGTTCTTGAGAAATTATATTTGATGATAATCTTATCGTCTAATGTCGCAACAACAGGAGTCGTGGTAATATATGTAATCTTCAAGATGCTGCTGGTGCCGCCGCCACCGCCGCCACCTTGAATCTTGAACTGAGCTTTCGGCTCTTTCTTCTCGTTCTCTTTGCCCTCATTTTGGATTTCCCAAAGAGTGTAAGTCTGTTCTTCATCATATGTGGCATCATATGTCAAACGAGGCGAAGTATCAAGACCATTAACAGTCTCCTCAAACTTGGCAACCTTATCACCAAGCTTGGCAACATTTTCCTTGTTCGCGTTTGCAGTAGATGTAACCGCAGAGATATTTGCATTTGCAGAATTCAGACTTGCTTTTGTGGCAAACTTCTCATCTGCGCTGCTTTGAATTTCAGACTTAGCTGTATTAATCTTGCCTTCAATAGAAGCAGTGTAATTATTAATCCATTCCTCAGTTGGGTTACTCGTGATTGCAATTTCCTTCATCACGGTTTCGCCATTATAGAATGTCATTTTACTGCCATCATATGTAACGTTGAATTTAGCAAGACCATCAAGATTGGCAATCTGCTGCTTCACTTCGTCAAGCTGGTCTGAGATATCGATATTGTGAACGATATCGTCAACCTGCTTCTTGGTATAATAAGATGACAAAGCGGCATCGACCTTGTTGTTTACAGCATCGCTGACTGTTCCCTCAAGCTGGGTCTTTGCCGTATCAACCGCCTGCTGCGCTTTATTGGCAGACGCTTCTGCTTTATCGGCATAATCAGAAATACCATCAACGGTTGTTTTGGCTTCCTGCGCATAACGCTGAGCTTCTGCAACCTTCTCATTCACCTGAGTCATGAAGCTAGTAATCCATGTGTTATCAGGCTCGATAGCTCCATTGCCAGCAAGAGACTTAAGCACGCTTAGCTGATTATTCGGCTTTGTCTTCCATACATACTCATCGCCTTTTGAGTTTACACCAGATGCAATAATCTCAAACTCAAGAGTGCCTTCAACGGCTGTTGCATTCTTATTGACAAGCCAACCAAATCTAATATACTCTTCATTGTAATATACGTTTACAACATTACTGCGGTCTTCATATCCGTCTTTATTAACATAATGAATAATGATGGTCGTATTGAGAAGGTCAAAGCCATCATATCTGCGCGGCATCTTAAATGGGATATACTGAGAATTCGATTCTTGCGTAAGGTTGACTTGTTTCTTGTCGATTAAGACATTCTTCAAATCGTCAACATTTGAAATGTTATCATCTGAATACTCTTCGTAATATAGGTAATTACTGCTACGAGTCCAACCTTCTAATGAATCAGAAGTCGCAGCGACAGCGGATTCATCATCAAGAGATGTAAGAGAGATGTCATCATATGCTGGCACATCATCATCAAGAGACATAGGAGAAATGTTATTATTTATCATTCTCGCATTATTATTTTCTTTAACTTTGTTTAACGAGTCTTTAAAAGATAAACCCATTGTCATCCTCCTTTCAAACAATAATAAAAAAGAGGATGACAAATCACCCTCATATTATTCAATAAATATAAGTGTATTTAGAAACTGACAACCTTACGGCTATCTGCTAACAGCTTTGCAACGCCTGTGCCAACCCCAAGGTCTGAGAAGTCAACGGCAGTAGTTCCATCGGCGCTACCATCAACATTAAGAGAAACTTCATCGCCAATCTTATTCTCACCAGATAGAAGCTGTAGCGTCTGCTTGTCCGCGTCATACGCAATATTATCTGCCTTAGCTGCATCATATGCGTCACCAAGATCAAGAAGCTCTTTGATTTGAGCGTCCATCTTGATAATTCTCTGGTCAAGCGCACCAAGAGCGCTATCTGGGATAATGTCGCTCCATGCGCTAATAGGAATGATATTTAACTTTGCGGTAGAAGTCTTGCGAACACGCTGAACACTTTCACCATTTTCATCTAAATCGCTATAGATAAAAGTAAGCTGTAGTTCAACTTCGCCAGTCTCAGCAGTTAGCTTGCTGTCAATTGGAACAACATATTTTAGATATTCCTGATACCCATCTTCTGAAAGCTCAAGAATATCACTATGGTACTTCTTACTGATAGGTAAAATATATTCCATAACAACAGTACAGGCGCTCATATCGTAACCGTTGTATGTTGGTTCAGCAAGAAACCATAGATTATTAAACAACTTTGACCTTTGCATAATGCGTTCCTTTTTGCTTGCAGTCAAAGTATTGTCTTCATTTACTAAAATCACATAAGCCATAAAGACACCTCATTTCATAAAACATTCATTGTATATTTGTTACCAACCGCGAGTATCTTCAATGAACGTATGATTAGATAAGTGCTCTTCATATGATTCAACGATAATGCGGTATGCAATATCTACTTCTCCATTAGTCAGACCATTCTTACTGATAAGGTCTTCATATTCTTTATATAGTTTAAAAACTCTATTAAACTGCTCTTTGGTGACAAGGACACTAGAATTCGAAACCCTTGATGCAAAATCTATAATAGTATCTCTTTTATTATCGACAAGAATAGACACTATATCTTTATTCGCTTCATCAAGTTTTTTATCTAAGTCACGTACAAGTTTATCTTCCATCATAAGTTTATTGTTAACACTATCAACCCATTTATCTCTCATAGAGATATTATCTGCATTATAGTGCTTGTCAATATTGTTAACTATATTTTTTAAATCTTGTATCGTGTTTGGTAATTCTCTAATTACTTTGCGCTCGGATTTCTTTCTTGCGAAATACTTTCTTATGCTCATAATCTCTGGGACTGCCTTGCCTTTAAAGTTTAAAAATTCACCAATAAGCTGAAGAACAAACAACACAGCAATCAAGGCAATCGCTATTTGAGATGGTACATTAAGATATTCTATATAATTAAGCATTTACATTTACGCTGCCTTTCATTCGATGTTGGCGTTCTAGTATATTAAAAAAAGATAAGGGAGGAGTGGTTGAAGTCCTCCCTATATTTGCATATATATTTAATTGTTATATTTAAAACGAGCCAGCATTCAACTTGCGCTGCAATGCCTTAACCATAGAAGACGGTGCGCTTACAATGCCATCCTGAGTGGTTCCAAGATAACGCTGTAAGGCTTTGCATGTATTCTTTCCGAAATAACCATCGGCAGTTACGCCAATCCTTCTCTGTAGCGCTCTGACCATATTAGAGCCACCTCTGCCAGTCTTCCACGAAGAGCGCTCAAGACCTCCGCGATTTACAGAAGCCATGTTGTTAGCGTCCTGACCGCTCACAATGCCATCGACAATGGTTCCAAGTCTCTTCTGAAGCACCTTTGTTGTCGCAACGCCCCAATATCCATCAACCGACAGCTTACCAGATGAAGCTGGCGCAGATGGAGCAGCGGCAGTAGAAGAGCCACCAGACTTACTTCCATTTGTTACATTGATTGCCGTATGCCGACTCTCATTAAGCAGAATATCACCAGCAAGCAAATAGGCATCGCTTGTAAGATACTTAGAATCAGTAAGCACTTGGAAACCAGCAGCCTTAAGAGCATTTTTCTCATTCCAAGTGGTAATACTTACATTTACATTCTGCATAGCCGCATTACCGAGACGATAACCAGCGCCCTTTACAATTGCAGCAACGCCACTAGAGCAGTCTGCTTCACATTTAACTGTAATCTGGGCAGGGTCGTAATTGGATGCCTTTAGATGATTCCAAAATGTAAGGCGCTCATTCTGGTCATAACCGACCAAGTTATTCTGAGCAGCCTTGATAGCCATATCTGCAATAAGATTGCGAGTCTTTGCGTCTGGATGTCTAAGAACTACGTTCCAATTGTCATTCCACCAAGGACGAATATACCATTCTGTCTTAGATTGATCGCCAGCCTGACCGCCGCTATATCTATTGCGTTCATCATGTCCACAGTTAGAAATACTCATATTACTTGACCTCACTTTCAACAGTTTTGTTTTCAGTGAATACCTCTCTCATTGTCTTAAGAGCGTCATCAATGGTTTCATCAATCCAAGCAATCAACGCTTCTTGGTCTGTAACCTTTGATAGAATTGGGTACTTCTCGAAAATTTCCTCGATTACCTGAGCGCGTTTGACAGAACCAGCTTTCTTATAATCCTGCCAATCAATCTCGGCATCAGTAATCAGTTTCAGCATAGTCTCCTGAACCTGCTTTTTGGCAATTGCAATCTTTTCGTCATCTGACTTACTGAAAAATTCCTTTGCCTTCTTACCGATAGAAATAAGAAGTGCTACAATAATAATAATTACAGTCCAATTATCATTGACTAACTGAAGAAAATTCTGAACAGCATATAAAGCATTGAAATCAACGTTCATAAAATCACTCCTTAAAATGACGGGTCGCTTGGTATACAATCAGTATTTGACGCATCATCATTAGACTGCGCATTTTTCATAGCGGTATCATATACTATACCGCCAGAAGTATTTTCTTGACAAGATTTCCAATAATATCCAAGGCAGATTGGCACCAAAGATACTGGAACTCCAATAAGTACATATAGTGCGCTCAAATCACCAGTCTTTTCCATAATACGTTCGCAAAAGAATAGTATTTGTAAACAAAGCGCGAACACAATAAACAAAACAATCTTACTGGTTGACGGCATCTTGAACTTGAAGCCGTACTTTTCTCTTTCTTTGCGCAGCTTCATTTCTCGTTCTTTGCTCTGATTCATTCTTTTAATAGCTTTCATCTGAGCATTATAATCTCTATCAGATATATAATTCATAGACAATCACCGCCAATCAAATTATTTCTCTTCTGTTTCTATGCACACCGCTTGACACCCAAGCTCTTTATATACACTATTAAACCTCTCAAGCGGATACGCGACTTCGCCGACAAGAGGGTCAATAACATATACGCTATCTAGTTCTATTCTTTCAACGACAACGCAATGCGGATTCCTAAATAGCCTATATCCATTTGACTCATAACTTGACGGCACTGGGTCATTTAAATACATAGTTACCCATACGGCAGATGGGAACTTCAAATCAGTCAAGTCTGTGCCAGTATATTCAACTGCAACCTTACTGGTATCTTTTAAAAATTTATTTGCGGTTATTACAGAACACGGTGCCATACAAGCCCATCCATCTGTGGCGCTATACGGATTTCCCCAAAAGCTGTACACGAAATCGCTTCCGTCACTTTTAGGCATAGCATCGGCAACATCGAACTTAGTTACGTTTATACCGTTCATTCGCAATAATGTTCCAAGCGCAGTCGCTTCGCAGCCAGTAGGAAGCTCGGGCATTTGTAAATCCTGCTTTTCGTCAAAAACATACTTCGCTGGCTTATCGTATAATATCGGTACTTCAACATCATGTTCTACAACGGTATTCTGTTTCGCGCCATTACATGAAACAAACATAATCATGAATGATGCTAAAACAGCAACGATAAAAATAACAATTACTTTATTAACACGTCTATTCACAACATCACCACGAATTCTTATATACCCAAAAGCTCTTTCAGCTTATCTATCGTAATTGTAGTCACGGAACCATCTGTATCAACATATAATAATTTACCAGCTTCAGAGCTATCGCCAGTCAAATCAGTATACTTTCCAGAAGTGGCAACCGACTTTAGCGATGGCATATCTTTTAAATCATTGTAACTTCCCGACTTAGCAACAGATGCCAAATCAGATATATCACTACAAGTCAACTGCTTCGCAACTACTTTATCCTTATCGTCAAGAGACAGCACTTGACCGCTCTTAGACTTATCGCCAATCAAGGCGGTATAGCTACCAGACGTAGCAATCTTTGCTAAGTTAACGATAACGCCAGAGTCAATCTTAACACCAGTATCAAGCTCTAGACTTCGGGCCATAATATCGCCGCTGATGTAGAGCCTGCCCTCATCGTTAACATTGAATACAGAATCTTTGTCGCTGGTAATATTGATGACTTCTTTGTTGCTAGGGCTGATAGACACCTTGTTTTTGCCGTGGCTTACCTCTAGTCCATTTTCATTGAATATCAATGTTCCAGCATCATTCTGAAGTTCAATATTCTTACCTAAGAATAATTTACCGATAATTGTTTCGCCATTGATACCATAGGCGCTCACCGTGTCACCAGTATCAGGATCGGTATAATAATACTTGCCTATAGCCGTCTTTGTCGTAGCCCAATTATCATCGGTAATTGCAATCGTTGAATTGATAATCTTCATCTGTGTAGGCTCGTAATCATTTGATACTTCATCAAACTTTCTAAACAACATACCATGATTGTCCCATGATTGTGTTTGATTATCAGAACCACCGACAATCTTTGTATGGGTTACGTCAAGCCCGTTATCAATCCAGCTACTTACAACAGCAGTTCCTTTTTCTCCCTGCTTAGCCTGTCTTTGCACATAGCTATAAGATGTAGCCATTGAAGAAGCTTGGTCTATAACACCCTTGATGCTCTTGACTGTGCTCTTAACTCTGACGGCATCAGAAAACTCAACCGAGATATTGTCTAAGTCATCATAATCTACGGTATATTCAATTAATCTAAGCTTATATAGCTTATCGTCAATCATAACTCTAAGCCAATTGCCGATAGCAAAATCATTAACCAACGGCGCAAATTTCTCAATAAGTAAAAGATTTTTTAAATCAGCATCAATTGTTGTCTGCAATTCAGAAGACTTATATATTTCATCATTAGCAACTCTTATAAATTCATTTGCCTTCTCAAACAACTCGGCGTTATTAAGGCCATCTGAAATATAATTCTCATTAGAATATTTATCTTCTCTGCGGAAAGAACAGAACTCAAGCCATAAATTAGCGCCGCCAGCATTATAGTTTGTTAAATACTGTTGAAAATTAAGAACATCCTGTGTCTTGTTCTTTTCTTCGATGATAAAGTTCTGCAAGCCATACTCTTTCAAATCCCCATCGTCATCACGCCTACCAGATATTAGATAAATCTCATCTTGACGAACCTTCATCTCTGCTTCAATGGTATTCATTCTGTCGATATATGGAGTGTAAAGTTTATCATATAGCTCTTTAGACCACGAAGCCCCCTCGTTAACACCTTGCTCAACGAGAATGTCTATACAGCTCTGACAAGCATCATGAAAAGAAACAAGTCTGTTTAAACAATACTTTTGCAATTCCTTTTTGAAGTCATCCAGCGTACCGTCAATATCAAATAATTCAGAAATTCCATATTTATTATCGCTATCTTCCTTTGCAAGCGTTTTGTCAATCTTCTGCTTAATAAAAGTTTCATAATCGCTATTTATCGTTACGCTTATTTCTTTGCTTGTAAACTTATCTTCTTCATCAGAATAATTAGTCACATCAAAGCAACCAGTCCATATTCTTGTTGGATTTGGCTTTGAACCAGAAAGAGTGGAGCCATCATGTACTTTAACTCTATATCTAGTTGAATCAACAACAACCTTTGCCATAGAAAGAACAACGCTATCAGCTGTGGCTACAGATATGTTATCTATTTTTTCCACGGCAACAGGGGAGATGTTCGCCACTGTGAGTTTAGCGGCTTCTTTCTCAGCATTGGTATCACTCATCTCAACAGTCGGCATCAGCCCACTCGTAAGATACAGCCCTAAATCAATCGTATTATAATAAGCATTCATCAAAGCAGGATAGCCTTTTACTGGTAACTCAATCTCTTGAATATCGTTGTTATACCCAACTTCTTTTTTGATTGCAAGATGCTCATTTTTTGAACTGAACAATCTTTCATCTTCTGACGATTTAAGATATATACTTTTAGAACTGTACTTAACCACGAGTGCATTATATCTATTAACGATATCTTCTTTATCGCTCAAATAAACATAATCATTTTGATACTCTGCATATAGCTTATTGTAAGAATCAATAGCCTTAACAAGCTCATCTGACATATCATATTTAGTATCGTCAGAAATATACCAGATATAATCACTGCCATTAGGATTACAATTTCTAATGGTAGCCGTCATTAAATCGTCTCCGCCCTCAAGCTTGAAACAATTCTTGATAGAGTCGGTATCAGAAGACACATTTATACTATCTGCAATCTCATCAGACGTTACAAATATAGTCGTATTTTCGCCATATCCTTCGTCAATATCCGCGCTGCCGCACTTAGGGCATACATCCGTATATTCACCTCTGTACCCACACTCGTGACAATTTGATTCAAGGTCATAAACAGAAACGGATCTATTTAAATTACCATACTTATCTGCATTAACATCAAACACAAACAGGCATTTAATTTCTTCTGCAACATCTTGAAAAGCATCATAAATAGATTTGTTATCAAAAGAAAACGTTCTTTGAATCTTTGCAATTGTAGAATCAACATGCCCTATTGTATAGTGCGGAGCCTTTTCCATCAGCCTGTGTAAAAGAGAGGAACTTGGTCTATCTGGATTATAGAAAATAGTTGGATGGTCTTTATCATAATCTTCTCTTGCGATATCGTCTTCGGTGTTAATTTCAATATCATATAGCATGATTTGAGACAACTCGGCACATCCAAGATTAGTACCAGTCACAGTTTTGACTGTTTGAGTATCTTCATCTGTCTCAACTGTAATCTCAAACCATTGATTCCACTCTAAACAATATATAAGCCTAAAATCTATAATCTCATCCCACAGATTATTCTTATTTTCATTTACTGTTTTATATACTTTGAACGATATCTCAGCAGCGTCATTCATCGAATCAATTGATTCTATTTCAACAGCGTCTATTCGACCAAGTTTATCGCCATTCTTTTTTGCCAATATAATCGTTGGTGATTGTGGATTATGAGCAGCATCAAAGTCAATCTTTATAGCCATATAAACCACCCCAATTATATAGTGACCTTAACTATAGGTGAATAAGTTATCCTAACGACACATGGTAGAGACAACGTTATTTTATTCTTTTTGTCTCTAAATGTATTCTCCAATCTAAAGAAAGACCAGTTGAAATCGTTTTGTATCTTATGAGAATCCAAAGAAGAGCTAATCACTGGATATGACACTTTGATAACTTCTCCTGTTTTACAATTTGCAATTCTCATCACTCTATTATTAAAAAAGTTCTTCATTGTAAAATCACCGTCTTTTTCTATGGTGATTTCCATATCGGGATAAATGCAGCCTTCTTCATCAGACTCATTGTAGATAACATTTATACCATTATCTGAACTATTCTTAATTGTAGTGACAATAGGCTCTCTTATGGCGAATGGTCTATTGGTAAACATCTCAAGCTCAAACCCATAAATCATACCGTTAACTTCAATTCTGCTTACATTAAATGAAGCTTCAAAATAGACACCCGAATATTCATCGTCAAGTAATCTAAATTTATGGAAACCTTTTCTATTCAACCAAGACATGATGTTACGCATCTCATCGAATGAAACTGTATCGGTTTGATTGGAATCGCACTTGTTCTTACATATCTGAAAGGTCGTATTAAGACAATCTTCATATGTAGAACTCGTTAATTCATGCTTCATTCCGTTCAAGGTCGGTACAGTATTAAAAGTTATCTGCGAACCATTATCTATTGTATCGACATCGCTTGAATCAAACTTGCAAATAATAAACCCAAGATCGCTCAGCTTGACACCATCGTATTCAAAGTCATATGCTTTCACCGACACACCTCCAATCGCTCGAAGTTATATTTATTTTAAAAGAAAACGAATGATATTCCATCTGCCCTTAAAGACCTCTTCATTCATAATCTTCTTCATTTCAGTTAATTCTCCGACAAGTTTATCGTAAACCTCGCCTTTGCTCTTAAGGTCTTCAACGATTTGTTCCATTTCAACACGAAGAGAATCTACTGAACTAATTAGCTCATCCTTCTCATCGCAATCTATTTCAAGCTCGGAGATTCTTTTCTTGAGAGATTCAATTTCATTTGTCTGTCTCTCAATGATTCTACTTTTAATATTCGATTTTCTATTTCTTTTTCCAGTATTCATACTTCTACCTCGTTTCAAACAAAAGAGAAGGGGAGTGGATATAAACCACTCCCCACTCAACAAGTAGGCTATATTCTTCGGCTATACCAACCCGTAGCCTTCGGGGGTTAACGAATCGCCTTGCCCTTTGCTAAGCTGCTCTTACCTGCAATGGGGTCAATAGTCATAGACATGATAAGACGCTCAAAATTCTTATCATGCTGCATAGACTTAAGCAGTTCGTCATAATTCTTGACATTAGGCAGATTAAATACAACCTTGTCAAGATTCTGAGTGTATGTTGTCTTATTCCCAACATTAGCACCAGTATCAATCTTATCAAGGTCAAGATTGTCCTTGATAAAGTCAGATGGATTGTTTGCCATATTCCAGATATTAGAGCTTGCAGCAGATGTAAGCACGCTATCATTCTTGGCAAGAGGAGTCAAGATAGCTCCGTCAGATGGGCGCATAATCATCTCGGAACCATTTTCCTGAGTCCAAGCTATCTCATTGTTTCTGATATTCTTAGCGCCAAGTGCGTATGCGCTAACATCAGATTTCTTAAACCAACCAGTATATCCACTTGAAAGCTTGTGCCAACGAGTTAAGATATAACCATTGCGTTCCTGTAGAACAGTGTAGATTGGGTCGCTGCCAAACGTCTGTCTGCCGCCACCATTACCATAAGAGTCTGCGTAAATTCTAGCACCACCAGCGTTAATCGTACCACCAACAGTGACTTGTTTTTTCTGCTGTTGCTGTTGTTGCTGCTGAGTAGGAGTAGAAGAGGGCTTTGGCGTTGGCTTCTCAGTTGCAGCAGAAGAAACACCAGCAGCCTTTATCTTTGTGCCAGCAATCTTATTAAGCTGAGTAATCATATTCTGGATATTGGTATTGATATATCCAAGAGCAATGTTGGTAGTAGTCAGAGCTGTGTCAAACTTAGTACCATACATTGTAATTACGCTTGAGATACTGCCATTACCAGACAGCCAAATTGTATTCATAGACTCAGACAAAGTATAGCCAACCTTATCAGCCTGAGATTCTATCGTAGCTCCGATAGTAGAAGCATTGTTATTAATCTCAGAAATCATATCAGCCATGAGAGCATCAATATCATCAAGACGCTGATTTAAAATGGTTTCGTAATCATTGTATAAATCATCAAGCATTTTCTGCTGATCTGAAATGTACTGTTCGTATTCCGTCTCTTCTAAGTCAGATTTAGCTTCCTCAAGGTCTACCTTAATTTGCTGAATCTTGGCCTTAGTCTCTTCGGATACATCACCCTGATATGCAGCCATCTGCTTCTCAAGGTCTGCGATATCCTTTGTGCTTTCCTTTATCTTTTTCTGATAGTCATATAAATCCTTGGCTGCGTCAAGAGCATCATTGCGCTTATCAATAAGCTTCTGTAATGAATCAAGTTCCTTATCAATACCGTCAGAAACCATGTCCTTAATAGAGTTCTTCATGTCCTCTGCATTAAGAATGGCTTCCTGCTGAGCTTCGATATACTCTTGCAACTGATTTGCAATATCCTGATTATATGGGTCTTTAGCAAGGTCTGCCTGAAGCTCTTTAATCTTCTTAGCATACTTATTTGCCTGAGCCATATACACGTTATACTTAACACCGTACTGACCCATAGTAGCCATACCCTCATCGGTAAGCTGACCGTTATCCTCATAAAGCTTCTTGTTACTCATAAGATTAATCAAGAATTCAGATTCATCAGCAACCTTAGAAATCTTATCCTGAATCAAATCAAAGATTTGCCAATCTAGCTCACGAAGGTTCTTTTCATACTCAAGAAGAGAGGTATTGCATTCTTCAATGGACTTAGTGACCTCATCCACCGAATTGACCATCGAATACCAACTCTCACTATATTTTTCAATAGTGCCACTATTAACGGCGTTATTAAGCTCAGAAATCATTTCGTCACGTTGCTTCTTAAGCTCTTCCTGCTGTTTTTTAGCGTTAGCAGACATTGCATCATAATATTTACCAGAGGTAATATATCCAGCAGTCTCAGTCTGAGACACAAACTCATCGAGCATATCTTTCTCATGCTGAATTACACCAAGATACCCATCGTACTTAGTAGAGACGTTTTCGAATCTCTGCTCATAGAGCTTCGACTCAGACTCGCGCAAATCATCAATAGCATCTAAACAATCTAGCGCTTTCTCATACCACTGCTTATACTCAGATATCTTATTATTAAGGTCTTCGTCTGTAATTTTCTCAATGTCTATCGTGCCGTCTCGCACCTTTGCGGCATAGCCAGCGTCAAGACCAACAGAGTTAGCCTGCTGAATATAGCGATTATAAGCCTGATTCTGTAGGTCGATTTCTCTTCTGGTTTGACTAATCTGGTCGTTGAGAGCGGTACCACGCTTAGTCCAATTCTTATATGTACTAGTAGCGGTCTTATCAAGTCTTGAAATTGCTCTTTCAACACGGTCTAAAGCAGTCTCAATCCAGTCAAGAGTCTCTTCAAACTTATCTGCTTCTTCATTCGCACTGGAATTTGAGTTAGAGTTAGAGGAAGACGATGAAGAAGACTTTGAACTAGAAGAGGAAGATGACCTTGTCTTTACAGAAGAACCCTTATTGGCACGTCCAATGCCGCCAGAACCACGACCGAATGCGGTGCCAGACACCAAGGCTTTGCCACGACCACCACCACTTGTAACATAGCCATTCTTAAACAATTCCTCAGATTGTTTATGATTAAAGACTATATCGCCTTTTTTATATTTTACAAACTCAGCACCGTTATCGCCAACTGTAAAGAAATGACCGTCTCTTACAATAACTTCTTGCCCAAGCTCGCCCATAAGAGCCGTGCCATTTTCTTTTGTACCCCAATTACCTTGAGCAAATGCAGTCCCGTTTACATGAGCAGTGCCATTTGCGCCGCCGCCGACAATCTCTTTTACCTTGCCAGCCACAGAACCAATTACATTAGCAACATAATTCACAACGCCAGTTTTTGTCGGAGGTGTATAAGAATCAACCTTTGAACTATCAACACCATATGACGCGGTTGCGTTTTTATCATTTGGCTGATAAGAATCTGGTTGCGAACTGTCTTTTAAAAATCTTGCAATGGCTTCTTTTTGCCCAGGCTGATACCCATCTACTTCACCAGAGTCTTTCAAGAATTTTGCAATTGCCTGCTTTTGTTCTGGCGTGTAACTATCTGGGTCAGCAGAGTTAGTTAGGAATTTAACAATTGCAGCTCTGTCTGCTGGCTGATAGTTATTTACGTCTCCGCCATCAACAGCATACTTAGCGATTGCTTGCTTCTCGGCTGGAGTATAATTATCAACATCACTAGAATTTTTAACAAAATTAACAATTGACGTTAATTGTTCTGGCGTATAACTATCTATATCTTTTGTATTTTTAACAAAATCAACAACAACCTGTTTTTGCGTATCTTCAAGCCCATCTAAAAGATCCGGATTTTTTGCAACAAGCTTAACAACAACTTGTTTTTCATCGTAACCAAGGTCTTTAAGAACGTCTTGATTCTTTGCAACAAATTCTATAGCAACTTTCTTTTTATCATCATCAAGTCCAAGACTGTCAAAAAAGTTTGGATTCTTAGCAACAAAGTCAATTATTACTTTCTTTTGTTTCTCGTCATCAAGCCCGTTCAAAACGCTTTCATTATTTGCAATGAAATTTACAACAACTTCTTTTTCTTCATCGGTTTTAAGGTCATCAAGAATACCTTCGTTTTTAGCAACAAAGTCTACGACAACCTTTCTCTGTTTCTCATCATCGAGTTTATCGAGAATGTCTTGATTATTAACAACAAAGTCTATGGCAATTTTCTTTTGATCTTTATCTAAATCCTTGAGTAAATCTGGATTCTCTGCAACATACTTTAAAAGTATCTCTTTCTCGCCATCTTTTAAATCAAGGTCATTAAGAAAATCAGCATTGTCAGAAACGAAGTCTACAACGACTTTCTTTTTATCATCATCAAGTCCAAGATTATCAAGAAAATCAGTATTCTCAGGAAGGAATTTAACAATCTTAGTTGCTTCTTTTTCTGTATAATCATCAACCGAGCTTGTATCTAGTTCAAGACCAATCTTTAGTTGGTCATCGGTAATCAAACCAGCTTGATGCTCCATCAATAACTTAATATCATTAAGAGTATCATTTGCTTCAACTTGCAAATCAACCGTAGCATCAATAGTAAGATCGCCTGAATCAAGTTGCTTTTTAATATCTTCCTTTGAAGCATCAACGTCTATACCAAGCTTAACTTTTGTATCATCATCAAGTTTAGCAATCTCATCAACAATATCGCTCATACTCTTATCAACTTCAGAAGTATCTGCACCTTGAAGTTTCATTTGATTTAACTTCTTTTGTTGAGTCCGATACTCCTGCATAAGCTGCAATGGCTTTTTCATACTGTCATCAACTTGACTTGCATCAAGTTGCATATAAACAGGGTCGGCAAGTTTATCATAAGCAGCTTGTAATGTACTGGCAATATTTAATGCATCTTGTGCGCCATCCACACTCAAGTCGATAGTGCCATCGTCTCTTCTGAAGGTGTCAAGCATTTCCTTTGCTTTATTTAAGTCGTTAAACACCGTCTCTGCGTCAGTTGAATCAAAGTGGAATGTATAATTGTCAAGTCCAAGCTTTTTTAATTTTTCACTAGACTGTGCAAGCTCATTTATCTTTTTATTTGATTCTACAGCAGCCTTTTGTAAATCTGCAAAATTAGTATATGTGCCATCCATATTGATAACGAAACCAGCATCTTCGGCGGCGCGTTCAATAATCTGGACAAGCTCTTTACTAATTCCCATCGTCTTGGCGATTGCTTCTTCACCGTTAACACCAAAGTCAAAAGATATAATTTCGCCATTTTCACCGCGCTTGATATTGCCTTGTCCAAGTTGGTCTACTGCTTCAAGGAAATTGTAAACACCGTCATTGGTAGATTCACCATCTTTATTCTGCGTAAAGAAATCTTTGACAGAATAGGTTGTGCCATCGATTGTATTACCAAGCGTTTTCCATCTATTAGTATAATCATCTATCGAATTAAGCTGGTCATAGCTGAACATATCAATGAATGCCTTAGAAGCATCGTCAAGCCAGCCACGAGAAAGCTCATCGTCAACTTCTTCAAATCCCTTTAAGACATTTTCATACATGTCTCTATCAGAACCAGCAGATTCAGCATTTTGCCATGCGTTATATTTAGAAGCTAAGCCCTCATATTGAGCTGCTAGTTCTCCTAAATCATTTATTTTCTGACGAATATCTTCTTGTTTAGAAACAAGATTGGCTCGCTCTTCAGCATCGGTGCATGTTGCAATTTGACCAGTAAGATCATTATATTTATCTCTTAAATATTCTAAGTTAGAAGTAGCATCTTTGAGCTTGCCTTGCGCATATGCCTGTTCAAGCTTAGTATATTCTTGTGTATTTAAACGAACACCATTAGATGTTTCTTCGAAAAGTTTTGCGGCATCATACCCAGCGCCTTTTAATCCCTGATAGCGGCTCTTTAATGCGTCTATTGAATCTGCCGTTAAACCAGTAGCAGACTTAGATTCTGCAAGTGCGGAATTAAGCTTATCAAGACTATCGGTTTCACCAGCTATATCAATATCAAAATCCATTGCTTCTAAATATTTTGCTTCATCTGCAATGGCTTTTTTGATGTCGTTGACATTCATGTCTTTTAATTTAAGCTTTAAGCTAACAGCAGCTTCTAGTTCTGTTTTAGTCAAGCCATTAACTATTTCATTTGCAACATCTTCACTTTTGCCAGCATCGGTAAGCTTCTTTTTAAAGTCTTTAACCTGTTTAACCGTATCATCGTCTTTAATGCCAAGAGACATTTGCAACTGATATTGCATGTCTTTGTCAAGACCACTATTTTTAATAACATTTTTAACATCATTAACACTCTTGACATATTCACCAACAGTACAATCTCCGCTATTAAGCTTAGACTTCATATCAAAGAAAATTTCAAATTTCTTCTGCTGACCATCATCAAGTGAATTAATGGTATTTAACATATCATTGATATAGTCATTAAGCTTATTGGCATCCCATTTAATTTTATCGCTATTAAAGAATTCGTAATCCATATTTGGAATCATGCCATTAATATAACTTTGCATTTTACCAGATATGTTTTTATATTTTCCATCAATAAACGCATTGCCAATTGTAGCTTCCGCTATGTCCTGCATTCCACTAGCAGCTTCTTGCATTGATGATTTAGTTTCAGAAAGCACTTTATTTACAGTTTCTTTATTCTCCGTAATTACACGTGCTATAAATTTTTGTCTTGATTCTCCACTGTATTGGTCGTATTTTTCACCATAATTACTCAAAGCATCTGTTATGATTACAAGATCATCAGCGCTCATTTTATTAATGGCTTTTTTCAAATCATTACTTTTTGTTAATCCTTCAAGAGTGTTTAAGGCGTGTAAATTTGCTTCTGTTGACGTTCCTTGTTTCCATTTGTCTTTATTAAAAACATCATCCGCTTTATTCTTTGAATCTTTTGCAACATCTTCTGCTTCATCTAGGATTTTATTATTATTTGTTTTTTCAAGCTTATTGTATGCTTCCGTAAGCTTGTCAACATTACCAGCACAGGTAAGAATTGCATTGCCCTGAGCGTCATATCCGCTAATAAGTTCTGGAAACGTATCGCCAATCTGATTAACAATATCTAAATACTGTTGATACTCATCTGTATCAAGATTTATGTTTTCATTAGTTGACGTATCAACACCTTTTGATAATTCGGCATATGAATCTGCAACTTCATTTATAGTAGCTTTTGCATCTTTTAATTCTTTTTTCTGATTACCATATTCTGTAGTAACATCTTTAACTTTATCAGCAAGCTCATCTTCGGCATTAATCCAGCTCATAAGGGCGCTAACGCCAGCAGAGATTAACATGCCAATTCCCATTGAAAGCGCAGCATTTAACGCCAATGTTGCCGCTTGTAATGCAAAAGTTTTAACCGTAGAAACAGTTAATTGCACTCCGTAACCAGCAAGAGACGCTTCTGCTCCATCTAATCCAGAAAGATAACTACCTAACTGAGGATTAAATGTAGAAATTGCCGAAGCAAATTTAGATTGGGTCTGCCCACTTTTATCAACGAGATTGTTGTAAGCAGAAATAATATTTTTGGCATTTGTCATCGAACTCGATGTTTTAGATATAACACCAGTCGCTTCTAGCCGTTTCTTAGAAAATTCACCAAGAGCTTCATTTGATAAATCCCAAGATTTTGCAAAATTTTTAGCTGCTTCTGATGCACCCGACATGCTTTGTTCTATAGCACCGCTTACATCTATTGACATTCCCTCTTTTAAGCCAGATTGCAGCTCGGTCATCAAAGACTTAAACTCTTTTAATTTTACAATATCATTGTCAAGATTTTTAACAAAACTCATTCCGCCATAAGCGCCTTTTATTTTAGTGGTATTAAAATCAAAAACTTGACCGCCGCCTTGAGACTTAGAGTTTATTTTGTTAAATACTTCTCCAACTATTTGACCAATGCCCGAAAATGCATTTTTAATAGACGAAAAAATTGTTTGTGCTGTTTTTCCAAACGCCTTTAATTCTCCGGTTTGCTCATCTATATGAAAATCAAAGAACTTTTTACCAGATAAAGACATTGCTGCACCAGCAACAGTTGCAACAGTTGGTATAATGTCAATAGTATCTATAACTTTATTAAGAATATTGATTGCTTCTGTAGCGCCGCTAACAAGCCCCTTTAGAAATCCAGAATCTAAAGCGGTATTTGAAATAGTTTGAAGTGAGGATGTTAATGAGTTTAGCCTACCCTGAAGACTGTTTGCATATTTTTCTTGCTCCGCCATTGCGCTACCAGCAGAATTTTCAGCAGACTCGGTTGCTTGTGCGACACGATCCCAGTTTTGAATCAGAGCAGCAACTTCGTTTGCGCGGTTTTTACCAGCAATTGTCTCAAGAAGGTCTGCTTTATCAGAATCAGTAAGGTCATCATATATATCTGCAATACCCTGCATGATTTCATATGTAGATTTAAAATCACCAGTATTATCAAATATATTTACCTTACCATGTGTAAGATTAAGAACCTTACCCTGCATCTGAGATAAATTCTCTACATTCTCATCAGTTTCTTCACCGAGGTCTTGCAGCTCGCCTTTCATACCACGAAGACGCATCGACAAAACCTTAAGGGAATTACCAGCCTTTTCTGGATCTTGTGTAACCTCTGTGATGCCAGTAACCATACCAGCAGTTTCTTCTAGACTGTTGCCAGCAAGACTCAATGCAGATGCAGAACGCTTAACAGCTTCGCCGATATCAGCTGCGGTAGTGGCATAGTTATTATCAATTTCATTATAAACATCGGCAATATGCTCTGCTGCGGCAGCGGCATCGCCACCAAACTGCTTCTTCAACTGAGGTTCAAAACCTTTATAAGCAGTTAAAAGGTTTTCCATTGAAGTATTTGCATCAAGGTCTGCAATGTGCTGATAAACAGATGTAATCTCAGATAATCTAGCTGCTGTATCTGGATCGCTAAAACCAGCTCGACTCCAATCGGCAGTCTGAGAAATCAAATCGGTAAGAGTAGCGCCATATTTTTGAGCAGAAGTGGTCAAAGTGTCATACACGTCAGAATACTGCGAAGACGTAAAATCAGTTACACGATAAAGCTCTGTTAACTTTGTGTCAACGTCAAGAACATTCTGGAATCCTTCTTTAACCGCTTGTATACCAGTCATAACAACAGAAGCAGCGCCAAAATATGAAGACAGTTTTGTGAACTGCATCTTTAACCTATCGCTCATGCTTAGGCCAGTTTTACCGATAATCTCAGCTTGTGTCGTTATCGTTTTGAATTCAGATTGTATTCCACTAAATCTAGTAGCGTCACATGACTTTAATTCTGCTTGAAGACTACGAATTTGTCTGCCAAATGTCTTTGCTGCTGCCGAATTTCTTTTAAGCCATGCATCCATAGACATAGAAAGATTATTTGCCTTAGACCTTAATTGCATGGCGGCAGCGGCTTCTTTTTGCGCACTTGCTTCTGCCTTAGCAGCGGTAGCAGCATCTCTCTCTTTGTTTGCCACAATAGACAATTGATTCTTTACCGTTTCTAATGCGGCATTATACTGATTAACTGCAACAACATTGTCTGTAAAATTTTCAGTATCAAACAGATTTTTCTTCGCGTTTTTATAAGCGTTATATGCTTTTGTCAAATCTTCAGATGGATTATTAATCTTGTTATATTTAGAATCAACATCCACCTTAGACTGCTTTTTAGCTTTATATGTGTCAATTAATTTTTGTCTTTGTGTAGCGGCATTAGCGGCAATTTGAGCAGCAGCAGCTTGTTCTTTAGCAGCCTGTCTAGCAGCTTCAGCAACTTGCTTTTCAGCAGCAGCTTGTTCTTGTGCAGCAGCTTTAGCTTGTGCGGCAGCTTGTTTGGCGGCAGCAGCTTCTTCTGCTTTTGCCTGCTTAACGGCGGCAGCTTCTTCAGCAGCGGCCTTCTTAGCAGCAGCAGCAGCTTCCTTTGCAGAATTGTCTTTATATACCTTGACGCTTCCCTTTGGTGCAATTTCTTCCATTGCTTCATCGGCTTGTCTTGCATATGTTACTACATCTTTAACATCTTGCTTAAGTTCATCAATACCAGTTGCTTTGAAATTTAAAGTATGGTCATCCTTGAAATCAATATCAAGACCTTTAATTGTAATACCAAGATCATTTAATGATTTCGCCATAGCTTTAATTTCTTCATCATTTAAATCAAATTTAGCAAATTGGCTACTTTGCATTACTTTTTTAAACTGCTCAAAATTAACTTTGCCATTTTCAACAACATTATTAAGATTACTGATTTTATTTTGAGCTGCACTAGTATCTGCATTAACCTTTATATTATTAGCAGCAGACTTCCCAGTCACGCCTTTAACAGCACTAGCAACATCTTTTTTTAAACCAGTGACATCGGCAGTGAACTTTATCTCATTTCCGTTTTTGCCAAACGCCTTGATGCCATTATTTAACTGGTCTACGATATGCTGTACACTTGCGTCATTTAATTCAACATCGCACTTAATTTTATTAGAAGGCTTAATTTTTGCAATTTGAGCATCGAGTCCAGCAGTATCAACCTCAACGCCAACCTTAACTTTAAATTCTTCAGCCATATATATACACCTCACTAAAGGAATGCATTAAAAAACGCACCCTGCGAGGTGCGGTAACATTCAAATTCATTGTTTCCGTGAACTAAAATTAAAACATTACCCTTCAACAGCAGCTTTCAGCTTGTCGAGATTTTTCCATTTACGATCCTTAGCAGTCATATCATTGTATATGGCAACCATACTATGACCAGTGCTTTCAGACCACCCTGTAAGATAAACGATAAAATCATCTTCAAGTTCAAGTCGCTTCAAGAAGGATACGTTGTAGTGGCGGAAGTTGTGCGGGTAGCATGGCTGACCAACAACATCGCTCCACCTAGACATCCAATCGCGCAGTCTATCTGCGCTTGCTGGATCGCCATCTTTTGTTATAAAAATAAAATCATGTTCCTTGCCATGTTCGTCCATGATTCCTTTTCTAATTTCAAGCCATTTATGATAGTGTGGAAGGAAGGTGTCTTTTAAAATATACTTTTTAAGCATCTTGCCGTTTACCCCACGACCCTTAGTTTTAATCTCTCTAGTCGTTTCAAGAAAAAGACCATCAAATACAGTATTGTCTTCATCTATCAAATCGGTAGTAAAACTAGCAAGCTCAGAAACCCTTGCTCCACATGAAATAGCTAAAGCTAAAAGACATGCATCTTGATACATATCATTCTCTTCAAAATAAGCAAAAAGCTTATCGATATCTTCTTTTTGAAGAACAGTTTTCTTCCGAACATTTTCTTTTACTGGCTTCTCAATCTTCGGCAATAAATTGCGGAAGAGTGGATATTCATCATCAAAATAATTCTCAATCCACGAACTAAAGCTAGATAAACAACTATGCATTTGGCAGAAGCGGTTTGAGTTCCATTTCAACTCAGTTACACAATAGTCAAAAAAATCCATTAGCTCACGTTTCTTAATATCCACAAAGAAGCAATTCTCATTCTCTAGAATATTCCAGCAAAAGAAGATGTTCAGGTTCGACCTATAACTCACAACAGAATTAGGAGATCGCTTTGTGGCGAAATTCTTTAGGAATCTGTTCATAAGCTTAACATTTTTAGGATTAATCTGTTCTATAAGTTCTGGACTTGTAATTACTTTTCTAAAAGTTTTTCTTCCTTTTGACATAACAACGACCTCCTTTTCTTGTCGTGTAAAATAAAAAAGCTGGCATCCTAACTAATTGGGATGCCAGCAGCAATCAAATCTTTTTTTATTTCATCATACATTTTATCCCGAAGTGTTGGCACGCTTTCATTCCAAATAGCAGTACCGTTTGTCCAATTTAATTCACCAGCAGCGCCAGTCATTGCAGCATTTAAAACATCTATACCACTATGTTCAGCCCATCCTTCTTCATAACCATTTGGAAGCGGTGGGTTCTTAATTGGCACTAGTCCTTGTCTATAATCAAGTTTGCCTTCATCAAAATGAACTTCACCTTCAACTCCGTTGCCAGAACCAGTCACAACTGGATTTGTTAATGAACTACGAAGTCTATCTGTTCTTAAATAATATATTGGCTCTTTTGCGTAAAATGCATCAACTTTTTCTTCAAGAATGTCATGAGCTGTATTGGTAGCTTTATTAACAGCCGTGTAACTTCTACTTAAAATATAAGCCTTCAATTCGGCTGCTGAACTAAATGTCGGCATACAAAATTCACCGATTACTCAGTGGCAGGAGAGAGGGGAGGGGTGGCAACCTCTGCGTCTGCTTCAACATCAGTGCCGCCATCAACTACTGAAAATTTATTATCATCAACAGCATCAGCAACATCATTATTCCAATGTTCCTTGAAAATGTTAGTCTTTGCATATGCATCAAGAAGCTTATCTGCGGTAAGCTCATCAGAAATACCAGACATAGACTGAGCTAAATCCATCATGCTATCCAAATCAATATCATCAACCTTACGCTCAATGGTGTCAAGAAGACTTGCAAGACTAGAGGAGATAGGATTAATATGAATACCAGTGCGATACTCAATATTCAAATCAATAGCGGTATGTAGCTCATCAAGAACGCCATCAACAGAGTTCGCCTTTACAATGTCAACAACTGGCTTAAACTTATCAACAAACTCTTCCATTGCAGTAATGCCATCATCGGCATCCTGAACATCAGACGTATCAATATCTGTAAAGATAGCAACAATACAGAAATCAAAAGCCAAATCTCGAATCACATAATTATAATTATCGCCAACCAGAATATCACTGACAGCGTTTACAAACTGTGCCTTGCGATATGCACTTAGAGACGTATAAAAAGCAAAAGGAGTGTCCTCGCCATCAAGAGTGTATACACCAGTCTTAATTTCGTTATTCATACTTTTCCTCCTGAACATTCAAACTTTTCAGTTAGATTATAATATTATATATTGCAATAGCATATATATTTATTTATTAAAATTATTTTTCAGCAATAGCATTGAGGAGGGAATCGATATCCCATGTATAACGAGTACGTTTTTTCTCGCCCTGCACCTTAATAGCACCATTGGTCAAGATATCAAGCTCGTTACAACTATGCTTATTGCTGTTCTTTACCATATTATTAAAATCTTCAACCCTCATAAAGTAGCATCTTTCGCAAGCGTTCTTTTCGTCACGAAAGTTAAAGAGGAATCCAGCTTCAACACAACTATATTCAGAAAACTTAGTAAGCCCAGAGATTTGATGTTTGTGAATCATGCGACTCTTATTATCATCACTGTTGATATCTTCATAGGAAACGCTTTTGAACTTCGTGGTTTTAAGCTCCAAACACACAAGGGTACGATGCTTGGTATCCATCAAAAGATAATCACATGGATTCTTAATACTGAAGCGAGCAGTGCCACCGCCAAATGATTGAGGTGGGTCATTTAATCTTATCAATAGATGCTGAGAATTAACAGATTTCTTGAAGTCATTTTCAAAAGCTTTTCCGACATTAGACATATATATCACCAAATACCGAATTACTTCTTATTGTCCATCCACTCTTTAATAAGAGCGTCATGTTCATTTCGCGGAAAGACAAAAACAATCTTTCCTACAGAATCAGCAAATACATCTAGAATAGTTGCGCCATGCGAGATATAGAAACTAGACTGAACTAGGTTTCTAAAATACACAGCTTCTTCATCATAGAAGTCTCTGCCAGTAACGTCACTATGCTGCAACATATTTTTACCACCATTCAAACTTCATATTTCTACACATTTCTTTGTCACGTAAAAAAAAGGGAAATATTAAACACACAAGTGAACAACATTTCCCTTTCTATTCATATTTTTAACATCATTCACACAATAATATACCAAGCGAATTACTACTCAGCAGAAACCTCATCAGCAGCATCAGAATCGCTGATAACAGGCTCGACAACTGGCTTAACAACCGTCTTGGGCTTTCTGGTTCTAGCCACCTTTTTAGCAGTAGTAGTAACATCAGCGCCCATAATATCAGTAATAACGGCCTTGATATTATCTCTAAGCATATCAAAATCAGATAGGTCAACCTTCTTAAGCTTGGCCTTAGCTTCTGCCTTCGTATATACCTTAGTAGAATAGCCATGAATAATCTGATAAATCTTATAGTGCTCAGATGTATCCGTATGCTTCTTCCAAGGAGTCAGGCTAATCATATCCTTGCACGACATGCACAGATGATAGCCTTTACCGCAAATAGCACACGTAGCATTAATCTTTTCAGCCATTGCTTCACCGCCTTTCAACCGGTAGAACAACGTGGGGGAGAGGAGTAAACGTCCTTCCCCCGCATTATTAAACATACTAATTATCAGGCATTACTCATTGACAATGATTGTGAATAGATCGCCATCGTCCTCACAGTAATCCTTCATCATGTTAAGCTCAAAGGCGTGTTTGCCAGTAGAGGTAAGAGCAAGCTCGACAGACTCGGGGTTGAACTTAGCCTTGGGGCATACGATAACGCCAGAGTAGACAACGTTCTCGTTGCAAGCATCGCGGAAGATAGCGTAAATGACAACCTTGGCGGCTTCGGGGAACTTAGAAGCCTTGTTGACGATGCGGACAGCGTTCTCGGTCTTGAACTCATACTCGACATAAATCTTACCAGTAAGACCAGTGGGCAGAGTAATGGTGCCATCCTCGGCAACAACGAACTCAGTATCGCTTGCATCGGCACCAGCCTTATAAGACTTACCAAGCTCGCCGTTGGCGATAGAGTAGATGAACTTCACATCATCCTTGTTAGCAGGCTTATGAGCAAGCTTTACAGTGGTAGCAGCATCGGGGATGGTAATAGTCTCAAAAGTACGAGTGACAATCTCCTTGCCAGCTTCGGCAACCTCCTTCTTGGTGCCGTACTGAGCGGCGGCAAGGTCGAGGGAGACGAGGGAGTTCGTAGCAGAGAAGGTAGCCTTCTTTGAGCGATAAAGGGTAGTAATCACAGAGCCGAGAGCGTCAGTGACCTCCTCGCCCTCAGAAGTGCAGGTAAGGGTAGGATCCTCAAGCTGGGTAAGACGGAAAAGCATCTCACCAGTAGAAAGGTCATTGAAGGTCATTGAACGAACACGGTCTAGAATCACATTTTATTATCATATGCTTTCGACATATGTTTAGACTATATCATCAACCAAAACGATATTGGCTGTGCCGCACTTCGATTTAAGGGACTCTCACCCAGCAAGGAATTTCGCCTTGCCCCTACTCCTATAGACGAATCTCACGTCCAACGGGATAGTCGTTTGACCTTCAATTATCATCAAGATAATAGCTTGGCACAGGATAACCATATAACCTCTGTGATGGTTACTTAGGCTTCCCCTGTTAGCGCGTTATTTAATCGCCATTTCCTGCGACTCCTTAACGTATAACGCACACCCTAGATTTCTAGGTTCACGGCATTTGCAAATATATATTGCTATATATTGGAGCTAATTCTAGACAGTTAACTCATTCTTATTAAAAGCCATAGTTAAATCCTCCTATAAGTAGAATTTATTAATTTGCGTATTTAAAATGATAACCTTTACATGATTTTTGTTTGCCCTTACAACATTGAACAATCCCAGACTTCCAACAACCAGTAACATCAGATGCTTCGTCCAAGCTCTCAAAAACACAATCAAGCTCAACACAAAGCACCCTTCTGTTTCTAAGTCTTTTATGCGCTTCGCTTATTTTCTGCTTAGTTTCATCTGAGGTAGCATGACCCATTCTAGACTCACTCATTTTCTTTTTAGTTTCGTCTGAATGTTTTTTACCAAGAAACCCATAACGATAGCCGTTTTCGCCAATCTTCTTACGAGCTTCTTCTGTCTGCGGATGTCCACCACCAGCTTCTCCACCTGATGAAATATTATATCCATAATTTCTATTAGTTGAATTATAAAAAGATATATAATATTTCTCCCAATAAGCAGCTTCATCTTTTGTAAGATTTTTCTTTATAATCTTATGTTCAAAATTATTCCAGCCATATTTATCAATAGCATTTCTAAAATAGGTTCCAGAATGATACCCATTTCCATTACGCCATCTTTCATCTGGCTCTAAGCCTGTTAAACCAATATAAATTTTACCATTTGTTTTATTTGTGTGCGAATACACACAATAGCTTTTTGTATCCATAATTACCGCACAATCTTAATAGCGTAATTATTATACAATCAAATTTATATTTTATATGTCACCAGTCCAGTCAAGACGATTTTTATCAACGCCTTTTAGACTGGCAAATCCAGAATATGCTCCTTGTAGAAGGAGTTCTGAATCTTGAATTTTATTAATTCGTTTAATGCTATCGAAAAATGCATTTATCTTCATATCCCAAACCTTATCAGTGCCACACAAACCGCATTTAACGGTAAGCGCAGAGACAAGAGGTTTGAGAGTGCTTTTATATGGTTTTTGTGAAGCAGCTTTAGCTTCTTCTCTAGCGTCATCAATTAAAATCATCTTAGTCGTTTCATTAGCAGGTGTTTCATTGTTACGCTTAAGACCATGTATTTTTCTCACGGCATCAACTATTTGTGAATATATCATTCTATCAATCGTTATATCGCGCTCGGCATTATACAGCACTATCTGGTCATTCTCTGTATTTTTACACGGTATAAAATCAGCTAAATCGATGTCTTTTAATATGAGCTGAAGCGGATTGATGCACATCATCTCAAGTCTATCTTGAGGTATCATTGCAAGTTCCTCTTTGTATTTTTCTTCATTACTCATAAGCTCATCGTATAGCGGTCTTTGACTAGACACAGCTTTAGATATAAATGTTATGAACAAGTCATAGTCTTCAATCTGCGTATAGTCTATCTGTTCCATATCCCATAGCTGCCACTTTAAATCAGCGCCAACAGCAGTGAGAGTATATACGGCGTTAAAATATCTTTTCTCACCGAATTCTTCTATCTGACCAATTGTGGGCTGAGTAACGATTATCTTAGGAGTAATCTGGATATCATTGCCCCTATAAATTTTAAGGTCATCTAATTCAAACATATGTACACCGCCTATTCGTCAGCGCACAAAGACTTATTCAAATCAGTTCCCTTAAATATAAGCTTTCTATACAGATAGTCTCTTTGCAACGAACCTTCAACATTGCTCGTAAGTTTAAGTTCGCCAAGACCTATATCAGAACGACCATTAAGTTTCATGTCAACAAGCCTAGCAAGATAATCGTTTCTATTATCAGGAATACCTTTTACATTATCCACTGCCATATGTCGTTCATGCGAGATAATCCAAATCTCAACTTCTGGTGCGACAAATGTGTATGTACTAGTAATGGCATTTGGAATATGAACCAAAATCATAATGAATGTACCAACTTCATTAATTGTATTTGGATTCTGACCATAACCGAAAATTCGAGTGCCAATTAAATCTTCGCCATTTTCAACAGATGTAATATTTTCATCGCCAATAGCCTGAATAATGTTGATATCCTTGATAAAATCTTTGATAATTCTATTTTTCGCTCTACCAATTATTGAACTATTAGCCATTACAACAACGATCCTATCTGAATAATAATAGAAGACTTATAATTACCAGACTCGTCTGATAGCGTAAGTTTAAATTCTTCATCTATCAAAGAGTCATCGTCAACGCCTATCGTAAGAGAATTGCCGTCCTCATTGACAATAAGTGAATCGGCAAAATCACATATGATTTCCCAATTCGTAGAAATATCATCAATCTCTTCGCCCTTTTCATCAACAAACGTTCCAACGAATTTCTGCCTACTACCACCAGACTTAATGGTTGTAGTCTTATATGAGATAACAGACTTTACAGCTTTCTTTTCATCAGCGTTGTTAGTCTTTAAATCGTCTTTTTCAAAATAATCACAGATACCCAAATCTGGCCTATCTGTATCATTATTGCGCTCGCATTCAAGCATAGTGATTTTCACAAGACCCTTTTTGCCAAAGAACATGCTGGTATTATCATTCTGCGTAACGATAAATGATGTTGGCGTTTCAGTATCTCTGTCCAAGAAGAATCTCTGCGGAGACTTAATAGCAATTGTATTCTCGTCATACGGCAGCGTAGCCATGTGCTGAGAAGAGCCAATTGTCATTTTAGAGCTTGCCTGTTCACCAGAGTTATGCTGAGTAGAGTTGATGTCTACGCATGGATATTCAAGAATATCACCATTCTTGTTTTGCCATTTTAACGTCCAATTACATAAACTGAACTTGCCTTTCCAATGCACGCCATCTACATTGAATGACTCTGTGCATAGCAAATACTCGTCATCAGTTGAATCATATAGCATATCACCGACAACAATTGGGTTATCAATTAATGTCTGGAACTTAACAACAACGCCATTGGCATTAGAAAACGACCTACCATATAATCTAATAGGCAACTCACTTGAGTCTGCATAAGAATGCGTACTTGGTTGCCAAAAGTATATACCCGTTGCAAACGATGGATCGTCAGCGAATGTTTCTTTCAGCAACTCTTGCCTGTTCTTAATAACTTCATTTCGTATAGAACTGCCACTAAGAGCCATCTTACGATTGAATCTGTCTAAACATCTCACTGCGATACACCGCCTTTCTAAAGCATGGAGTAGTCAAAGAGTTGTTTTTTCTTTTTGTACCCAGTGGACATTAAAGAATTATCTTCTTTAAGACCAAGCCACGCATAACGAGATAGTAGCGCTTCATTTTCAGCGAGATATGTTTTATGCATCGCCATTAGCTTATCGAGCATGTTGGCGGGACTAAATGCATTAAAATCTGTCGAACTCAGATTAACCTTAAGCAAGGTGGACGTTCTAATGTAAGTAGAATCAATATATTCCAAGAGCATATAATTGCTAAAAATCTCAATTTCCATATCTGATAAATTGCAATTAAAACGCTCTACAATATCATCCCTATCATTTAAATCTTTTCTGCAAACATGAAATCTCGCAATAGCGGGAACGAGATAATCATGCAAATTCTCCTTTACCTCTTCAACAGTCATCATAGGGATTTCATAACTGCGAAACTTCGGCAAAAGATTTTCATATATTTTCTCATATGGAGTCGGCATGATTACTCACCAATCCCATTCTTTAAAGGAAAGAAATCAAATCGATGTCAAGTCGCTTCTCAAGCTTTCTAACAACCTTGATATCTGAAACAGTGCCATCTGCAACCATATCTTTGATACGATTTACAATGGCAATCTTTAGACTGGCAGGAGCAGATGAAAGGCCATCAAGCACCTCATCGATATTATCGTTAGTATAATTAGATTCGTCAACAAGGAAATTATACTTATCATAAGTACGGGAAAGACCAAGCTTCTTGATAACACGTTCATCAAGTGGCTTTAACCACATGTCATTGAAATACGTCTTATGCTTTCGATGCATGTTCTTAACCTCATCGAAAGTCATATCCTCGCAATGACCAATCTCTGACCACTCATAATAATTGCCAGTACGACTGTCCTCATAAACCACGTTTGGAATAAGAGACTCGACCTCAATCATATCAGAATCAGAAAGAGTGTCCTCAACATCAGCAGACTGTCGCGTATTCTTGCGTCTAGAAGTACGCTTCGTGACGGCAGTTGCAGTTTCATCATTCATATTTTCTTCCACCGAATTAACGGCGGCTACGGTAGAATCATCCACAGCAGCCGCGTCAACAACGGGTTCGGCATTGGTAGACTTTGCAGTGCGAGCCATAACCAAACCACCTTTCTTTAAACAATATTCAAACTATATATAACCTTATCTATTAGGCAAAATTGAAAACGCCAAAATAGGGAGGTAGAAGCATACCCATGCCAATCTGGGTCTGAATCTGTAGACCTTCGGTAAGGTCGTTGGTCTGCTGAGAACCATACTCGACAGTACGGGTATCGCCGATGAACTCAAGCTTAATTGGCTTAACGTCAGCGCCCATAACGAAAATCTGATTCTTGCTTAGAGCAAACTCAAAAGTACCAGACTTGAGGGTCTGGGGAATAACCATAAGCTTATTGCCCTCCCACTCACCGATGGTGCCAGTAGAAGCCTTAGCTTCCTTCTGAGAATCGGCAAAGGTCTTATCGGGGACAACATTAACAAGCTTGCGGAGAGCAGCCTTGGTGCCAGCAATAGTTAGAGAACCATAACCACCAGCGGCCTGAACCAAATCGCAAAGGTCGCCAAGAGCATCCTCGGTGTTGCCGCTCTTAGTAAACTCGGCAGGGACGGAGTTGGCAACATTCTGGAACTGAGCATAAATGCGGTCAGACATATACTTGCTAATAGCCTTATAGACCTTATCAACAAGCTTATCGAGAGAAGCTACGCCAAGAAGGAAGCGCTCAAGCTCGTCATAGACGTGAATGTAGTACCACTCTTTAGGAAGCGTGAACTCTTCACCAAGGTCAATGGACTGACGATTGGTATCCCAGTGATTACCAGCGAAAGAAGCCGCTGATAGCATACCGCCCTCAGAATAGAAAGCAGTGTTATCACCAAGAGCGCGATTCTTTACCTCAACGAACTCGTTGATGAAGGGAGAGTCAAGAATGTTCTCACCAATAGTGGTTGTGACAATCTCCTCGATAATCTCGAAAAGGACAGTCTTATTACGGCGATAAGCCTGATAAAGAGTCTTGCCCTTAAGGATATCGTTGTTAATGGTATTACGAAGAGCGTCCTCTAGGTCGCGCTTCTTTACCTCGCCGTCAAGAGAGAAATCATTGCGTGCAAGGTCAAGGGCGAGATTGTAGACCTTCTGCTCATCATTGCTAAAATCATACTTATGCATAGTCTATATCCTCCTTAAATAAATTAGCCCAGAACCTTGACGCGGGCTGTGAACATTTCATTTGCATAACCATAGTTGTGCGCAGCGGTAGCAAGAGTGCCACCAACGATACGCTTACGCTCAACAACGGCTTCCATAACAGGACTACCCTCTGCGGCAGTCTCGGCAGCTACAAGCTTACCAGTAGTCTCATCAATGGTAAGATGAGCGCCAATCTTCATCTTGTCGCGGGTAGCGGTGGTAACGCCCTCAATAGTGATGGCGAACTCATCGTTCTTAGCCACAACACGGACACGGAAACGGGTGCCAGCAGGAATAACGAACTTATCGCGGCGCATATCAGCGGTACGGCGATAGTCTTCCTTCCATGCAGGCTGGTCAGCGACAACTACAGTCTCGCCAGCCTTGAAGCCCTTCTTGAACTTATAGACGTGGCTACCCTCCTCTTCCTGCTCGCCAAGATAACCAAAGGTGCCATTCTCAATGTCCTCTTCCGCAACTGCATCAAAGATACGCTCTGCAAAGCGGCTGGACTTCATGTTAGTGCTCTCAAAAACACAATACTTAGCCATTTGAGTCCTCCTCAATAGTTAATTAAAATTTATCGATTGATATGAATTGCGCCGTACTTCTCGGACATCCAGCAATTCGAATCATTGTCATCCCCATCATCGAGGACACCAGCAACAGCAGCGCTAGAATCCTGCTTGCTGAAGTTATTCTTACGATTAACCTTTACGTAAAGAACTGCGCATTCCTTCTCAATCTCATCGACAGAAAGCTCGTCCTTCTTTTCCTTAATAGCCGCGAAATCAGCGTTCTCTGCAAGAGCGTCCTCATACTCAGCGAACTTAGCGTTCTTCTGAGCGTCAAGCTCATCAGCCTTACGCTTCTCATCGGCGGCTACAAACTCATCATACTTAGGCTTAATCTCTTCAAGCTCGGCCTTAACAGCGCTGAACTCCGACTCAATCTTAGCCTTTTCATCGGACTCAGCAGCAGCCTGAGCTTCGGCATCAGCGATTTTAGCAGCAGCAACTTCCTCGAAATCAGCCATATGCTTACCGAAATCAAATGCGCCCTCTGGCTCAACAGCGCCATCCTCATAGTCAGAATAAGTAACCTTCTTGCGGGTCATGCTATCAAAATCAATCTTAGGGCTATCACCATCAACGGTAAACTTGAAGCCGACATAATGATAGTTATCCTGCTTATCGACAGCAATCACCTCATCACCCTGAATGTCAACAGCAGAGAAACGCGGTACGTCTTCGCCCCAATAGTCCTTCATCGTGGCAAACTCACGAACACTATCGGCTACATCATTAAACTGCTGAAGTACAGTCTGTGCAAAATCAGTATCAGGATTGGGCATATTTCTGACACCTCCTTGTTCATCTTTGTCTTTTACTAACTTGGTAAATTTAGTAAATTTTTCATTCAATTCACTTTGAATTTCTTTTACGAAATCATCAGAAGCAAACTGAACGTCTTTTACTTTAACGTTTGCGTCTACCATGGCTGGTTCAACTGAATCGCCAAGCATACAGCACCCGTCAAATTTAAACTTTTCAAAGTGAAATATACCGTCTTCATCTTCATCACCTTCGACAGATGAGACGGCAAGCTCCATAGACTGAGCCTTTTCACCATCGCGCTCAACAATATCGGTAGAGTCGCTAAATTTTTCCCACAGCAACGCATCGACCTGTAAGAACTCTCGTTCAACTCCATCGGAACACATCTTTGTAAACCATCTTGGATTACAAGACTCTGGAATTACACCATAGGCAGAGCCAACGTACTTGTCTTCAATACCGTCTTCGGTTCTTGTAAGCACATACTCATGTCCTTTGAAGTCTGCTTCCTGAGCGAACTTATCATATTTTATAAATCCAAGAACAGGTGTGTTCTTTATTGAGTCGATACAATCATCGACAACTTCTTTAGAGAAAAAACTTTTATTTAAATTCTCACCAGTATGTAATACATCTATTGTGATATTTAAAAATCTAGTATCATCATCCGATATCTCTCCGTTAATAGAGAATGTTGAATGCAACGAGTTAAATTTATTATCCATAAATTATTACCCCCAGAAACAACTATCAGTTAGAACAGACATCTTCTTTTATCAGATTTCCATTTTTCAATATTTGATTTAATAGATTCATCGTTATCAAAAACATAGACAATAAATCCATCAACACGTTCTATTCTTATAAGTTTAGAACCATGCTTCATAAGATATAGCGCCAAGTGTTTACCTTTGCAATTAAACTCTTCTCGCATATCAAACACCTCGCATTATCTATCATTCTTCTCGCCATCGCGCGTTTTTTCGCCCTCAACATCAAGCGTCTCTCCGCGATCTTCAGCCGTTGGTCTACCAACCTCTTTCTCTGCAACCTGAGCAGGTTCAGTATAGGAGGTAGCAAGAGGAACAAAGTTATTATGGAAATCAAAGATATCATTATGCAAAATAAAAGACCCCAACGTTCTAGAAGGAGTCATATCAAGAGACGCAAGCCATTTATCGATACAAGACACGCCAAGCGTTACAGCGTCCTTGTATCTCTTGCTCACGTTATCTCTGTTAAAGATAGTTATATCAAGGAGATAAAAATAAAATTTGAAAGCTTTTTTATTATAATTTCTAAGCTTTATATATCTATTAGTCCATCGCTCAAGCTGTCTGTATACTCCGTATACGAAACCAGCATCGTTCTCAACGGACATTGTTACAGCCGTACCAGAAGACGAACCGTTAAACAACTCTTTAGACTCGCCAGATGAATTATAAAGCTCATCAATTGCATCAGAAACATTATTTCTTGTGTTGCTAGAATCCTTAAAGCTTATTGCTTCACCATCTGAACCAAGAGTATGAATCAGTCCAATATCATCGTTCATACTCTCTCTGTTAATTTCAGCAAACACACTAAGCGTTTCAGGGGTAAGGAGTGGCTTATCTACCGTAGTCTCATCAATAGGAACTTTAACCGCAATCGCCTTATAGTTATCGGTTCTAGCAGACTGCAACTTTAACTTCTTATAAGTATCAAGATCTATAATGTCCTTAACCATTCCTATGAGCATTGGATATGGATATGTCCATTGACTATTCAGCTTAATGCAAATCTGCTTATCTGCTGGCGGCTTATACCAAAAAGATGCCTTGCCATCAATATAATCCAGATAAGCTTGCTGTACATAATCTGGATACGCAGCTAACTCACTTTGCTTTATCTTGCCAAAGTCAATTTTAAAATTATATAAACCATCTTGAATCTGATATAGCTGACATATCCTATAATCTATCTTAAGAAAGAAGAAATCTGTCGAACTTTCAACAACAAGTCCGCAATAAATATCTTGATACGGTAGATATCTCATTATTTTTGCAAACTCATGTTTTAAATTCATATCTTCGAGCTTTGCCGCAAGCTTAGAATATTGTTTCTTAATCGTATCTGTCTTTGCGGTATTCTGGACATCATATAAATCAACCCACCAACAGAATAGAGCCATATTGCTATAAAGGCTATTCAGTCTATAATAGTGCGGGGATACACGCATGAGGTAAGACGATGCATCAAGAAGCAAACGCCAATATTTTTTCGGATGTTTGATTGCGGTATCAATATCGCTTAATTTAATATCGCCAATACATCCAGTTTCAAGAATCTCTGTATTTAGAAACAAGTCGTTGCGCATCAATCTGCTAAATGCGCTCCAATCAACTTTTCCATCTTTTTCTGATTTCTTAAATGATTCTTCGTCACGAAGATAATCTTCTTTTGTATATTCAGACGCATATTCAGAATCTAGTTTATCATTAGCCATTAAACCGATTCACCTCCTTAATATGCGCATAAAACCATTAGTACATATTTGGTCTTTTGTTTAACTTTTTCATTTGTTTTGCATAGGATTTAATATCAAAAGAAACCTGCGGCTTTTGAAGAATTTCCCGCTCAAGCTGACACTGAACCCAATAATTATATGCCAATGAACTGTAGCGGTCTTTTCTCATACCAGTCTTTTCTATAATTTTGATATTAGTTCCCTTTATCTCGTGCTCAAGCTTTGTAAGCTCGTATATCAATAATGTCGTTTGTATATACGGCATCTTGTATTGTAATTGCTCAAAAGGCTGCATCTTTGCATAGCCTTTTATTTTGTCTTTTAAGATTTCTTCTGCTTCAAACTCAGAAACAAGAAGATTAATCTTACCCTGTTTAAATCCGCTTCTAAGCAAAATACAAATCTCATTGTTAAAAGAAGCATTTGCTTTGATAGACCAAATAACTTCTGGCGCATTAGCTACTTTACATCTAGCCGCCATATCTTTATCATTGCAACAAGACAGAGCGCCATATAGCTCGCCTGTTTCTGGGTCTACCATATCTCTGATAAGAGCATCAAATACGCCCAGACCGCTGCCATTCGTATCGACCACAAGGTCGGTGCATTTATATAGTCTAAATAATCTACGAATCACAAGCGCCAGTTCATCTGTATTAAGCCCCTCATGGTTCTCAAGATATATGATATTAGACACATAATTATTATTATTTGTAGGAATTGCGCTATTGATTATAATTGCACTGGCATCATTTCTATGTTTATTAGAAGCCATAAGCGCAACATCTACAGACATGATGCGTCTTTCATTTGTAGCCAATTCTGGTATCTTATATGTCTTATTGTTTATAAACGAAGGAGGGTAGACTGCTGTTTGCAAAGTTCTTCTGCATCCGATGTCATCAAATGAGAAGAAAGCGCCTTCAGTATCACCGAAGAATAAACAATCCATCTCCATACTCCACTTGACTTCATCAAAGTCGGTTTCAGACATCTCATCTTCGATTTGTTCACGAGATAACAAACCTTCTTTCACAGAAACCTGATATGGGAGTCCGCAGATAAAATACTTCTTAGTATCATCAAGCATATTTACCGTATAAGCCTTCGCCTTTTCAAAAGACCAGTGGTTTTTATACCACGCCGAACTCATATAGAACTCTTTATTTCGTTCTAGAAGATGTGCGTATTTTGGATTATTTAAATAATTCGGCTGTCTTGGAGCTGTAAGGAATCGTCTCAATACCGTGTTAATAGTATCTAGGTCAACCATTCTAAACTCATCGACTAACAAAATATTAGCACGAGCACCGCGACCAGAATCAGAAGCGGTAACAACCCTAATCCATGAGCCATTTGCAAAATCAATCACAGCTTTATTTGCGCCAACGGCAGCATATGTAATTTCTCGTCTAAGATTTTCAGATCCAAAACCATAGTTCTTCATAAAATCATCTGTAATCTTCAACAAAACCTCATTCGCCTGCGGCCTTGTCGCAGATGCAATGCATATTTTTGTCTTGGGAAAAAGGATGCATCTAACAACGCAAAAGAGTGCTGTAAGCCAAGTCTTCAGTTTGTTATTAACCATAGGCTCTTTATCCTATGCTCTGGGGATTTCTCCCATTTTCATCAATTGGTCAATTCCAATTCAGCTTGGAGTACATTTTCCACACTTGTGGTCGGGAACTCTTGGAGATATTATATTTATTCAATCTCTACTCTCTACAATACTTTACAGCCTTTCGCAATCTATAAAGTTATCTCGGTATTAACATATAACATTAGTTACTTAGCCTTCACCGATTTTTCCCAATTTTAACAGGGCTAAACTTGGTAATATATTATCTATTTATATGCAAAGAACTATTGTTTTCAATATCATTAAATTTTTCAATTTTTCTTGATAAACAAACACAATCTTTTGTATATAAAAAATGTTTTAATTTTTCTATATTGTCTTTGCCATATATGTATAAATTTACAGCTTTACTTCTATTGTCCTCTTTTAAATCACTTGTATTAATTCCATTTGAATTTAATATATCTTTAATTTTTTGTAGGAAGTGTTTATTCCCACAAAAATAGCACCTGTAATGATGCTGCTTATAAGTCTTACCTCTAGCGTTACTATAGTACGTTCCCTCTGTATATGAGACACCGCCATCTCCATCAAAATAACCTCTGACAAAATCATTAATATATTTTTCTGGTAAGATATTGTTTTTTGGAAACTCTAATATAAGGCTTTTTTGAGGTGTGCATCCAAGATTAATTAAATCATTGCACATTCCAGTACAGTTAATAACAATTCTGCTTGACTTATATTTTCCAGCTACAAGCTTATCTTTAATAGGGACATTGCTATCAAGTGCATTTCTAAATTTAATAAGATGATTTTTATCGTCATTTTGAAGCGTTATTTCCAACGACATCGACTTTAGTTTTTCATCTTTATAAAATCTTGTAATACACCCATCTGCATATAAGAAACCTAACCAATATGCCTTTTCAAAAGAATCAATTTCTTTGAAATAATCTTTATTGTAAGTATACTTACCCATTTGTTATTCCAATCACGCGCGATATTTTTTTAATAACCCTGTCCACGCGCGGCGATGTACATGAAAAAATTGTTATGCATCATCGCATACAGCAATATTTTTTGAAATAATTTTAATTTAATATTTAAATAATCAACAACAAAGCGATGGGGATTAGCCCTGTAAAAACCAGCCCACACTGCAATACCATTCATAATACGTTCTGATTTTTCGTTAGCAATCTCTTTTTCTGATTTTTTTCTATTAGCTTTATTCGCCATATAAACACCGCCTAATCATCATCTACAACGGTGTCACCAAAAATGGCATCAAATAAAGCTTCATTATCATCATCATCATCATACTCTGGCTTTTCAACCGTATATTTTTTCATAAATTTCGTATACAGTTTTGACAAACCATTTTTCAAATTCATCATCTTAGCAAGATGCCCACGAAAAAATACATCGATATAAAGACCTATATTATCAACGTCTTTCAAATCGTCTTCTGGCTCTGGAATCGGTTTTGTATTTTCCCACTTATCAATAAGTGTGCCAAATGTTTGGCTATCAGATGTGGCATCACCAGAATTTTGTTTCGGCTGCAATTTAGCTGTGTCAAGAAGCTTCTGGAATGTAGCCGTCAAATCCTTTGTATCCTGCTTTGCCCTGGTCGCCTTTAACAACTCAAGCTGATTAAAACACAGTTGCTTAAAAACCTCTTCTTGGGCTTTTGTATTGCACTCGTGTCTAGTAGTCCAGTCACAATATTCATTGTAAAGAAAGATATAATCATCATTATCGAAACCATTGCCAAATAATTTTATCGCCTTGTCTATGGTTTCGTTCATATCAGAATCGTCATCTGAATATATAGATATGGGCTTATTATTAAACTTTGCTTCATTATATCTTTCTTCTAACGTTCTATCATAACCACCTCTGTACTGTCTAAGTGGTGAAATCGAGATATAAGAAGATATGAGAGAGCATGTTAAATCGCCATCTTCCATTCTTTTAACAGTGGCATTATATGCATCATCGCAAAAATATACATCTAAAAACATGCATATTCGCTCAACGGCTTTTTTTTCTGGGTTTGCATATCCGTTGGTTTTATATACGTTTAAATAATTATAATAAATTTTATTAATGCATTCTTTGCACCACGGCATCTTTCCATATGAAGCATATAAGTCACTATTTGATTTATAAAAATCTTTTGACTTAAGCTCCTTACCACAACAAGCACAATGCAGTGTCGAAGTGGAGTCATCATTTTTTCTAGCTGTTCTTCCCGCCATACGACACTACACCACCTTTCTTCAAACAAACTATTTAAATTTAATATCGTAAATACAATCAAGCCCATCTTCTGTTATCACGGAAATCAACTGTTCTGGCTTGTTTCTAAGCCTTTTATCTAAGCAATATTCATCTCCGCCACCAGCAAACGTACCAGCCTGAAGAACCTTTGTATCATAAGATGTAACCATTGCATTCGTATGTCTATGACCACAATAAATAATATCTGGTTTTCTACCAGTAAACATAGTTAGCTTCTGAACCATGTTGTTTAGATTATCGCGATCACCATGCACCCCATATATCAACTGTCCGCGAACATTGAATATAGCAATGCTGCATTCAATATCGTTTTCGTGAAATACTACATTTTTAAAATTCTGTAGCTTTGCACTGAGATAGGGGATAGCAAGCAAGTCCATATTCTCTCCACGCAAATTCTCATCTTTATTCTGAGAAAGACGGGAGTGATTGCCCATGCTTACATACACATTTACAGTATTAAATCTATAACTTAACTCTGTTAAGAACTGAGACAGATAATCTGTAACAGTTAAAAACTGCTCAATGATGTTCTGATTATTTTCAATTCTAATAGTATTATGAATGAAGCCAGAGATGAGTTCGCTTAGAATGACATAGATGTTCTCTGAACCGTGACGTAACTGAACTTCAAAAATCTTATCAAGATATTGATTAATTCTATCTCGCAAAATATCGTTATTAAACTTATTGAAATAATTATCTACTTCAATACCAGTATGCACATCAAAGAAAGTGCATACGATATCATTATCTGACTTTAAAGAGCCAGTGAACTTCTTGTCTTCATCATAAAAAAGCGGGTGACAGTCGCTTTCAGAAATGCTTCTTATGATTTGCTCTTTGTAGCTTTCTTTTCGCGCCTGTTCACGAATCATCCTACGAAGTTCATTGCGCTCATCACGAACCTTAACTTGCTGCTTCTCAAGTTCTTGTTTTTGAGATTGCAATTCTTTTAGATATTCATCATTGTCATATTTATTAAACACACCAGCATCATAAAACTTTTTTGCCTGCTGATATGGTTTTCTAAATGCCGAGGAAGTATAAGGCATATCTTCATTGCCGATTTCCTTGTTAATGATATCGGCCAGTTCGTCCCAATTCATATCTATAATTCCAGATTCCTTGGCTTGCCCAAGTCTCCAAATATATTGTTCTAGATTTTCAGATTCGCCTTTATGTAAATCCACGTATGGCACCTCCTCATATTTTTTCATCTTGCAGTAACAAAACAAGATGATGGTGAAATATTTGATTTTCACAAATATCTTCCAAACTTTTACTTCATACACTATTGGATGTTCTGTATTGAACTAATTTCACCCAGAACAAAACAAAGAAGGGTGGCTAAGGCCACCCAGTCTGAGTTATATCAATATTTAATTGTTATCTTGCATAACATACACGGCATAAATTATTCGTTGCTGTGACAACCAAAAAGGAAGTCACAGCAACAACAAAGAAAGGTGTAGAAATATGAATGCAAGAAAAATACGCGAAGAGCAATCTTCGCATTTATATATTCAGCCAACTAGCTGTGTATATAACGATTATTTACTTACGAGAGCTAATCTTATCGCAATATGTTCTTGTGATGTGAGCCTTTGGAACAATCTTGCTCTTCGTCACAATTGTCTCTCCCGTAAGATTATTAACCTTCTCATGAGATGGAACATATACTCCGTTTAATACGATACCCTCAAACAGCCTAACAGAAATATTTCTATCTTCATTTGCTAGAGACAAAGCGTCTGAAACGTTCTCTTCAAGAGATTCATATACACCCTTAACCGTATTCTTATCGATTCTACAATCCTTGGCAACGGCCTTAATTAGCATATCTTTCGTATATGTAACCTTTTTGTCATCATTCTTAGCCATTAATCTTCTCCTTCATACTTAATTGGTGTAGTTGGCAATTTTGAAAAAAGTCTTGAAATATATATGTCCTCCATATAGCGAGATTTCAAAATTTCCAAATGACACTAAATCTATGTATTTTAAAAATCAGTAAATTTAAACATATAACCTTAATAGTATGTTATATGTTTAAATATTCTGGTCGCGTGACTTTTGAGTTTCGCGCTGTTTTTTCTTTCTTAATCTGGCAAGTTCGCGCTTGTGCTCTTGCGTACATTCATGACATCTACATGTTTTTGTATCCTTGATACTGACTTCAAACCATTCTCCACAGTCCACGCATTGCACGTCTCGCGTCTCTCGCTTTACATTACGAGAAAGATTATCATAAACGATATCTCCATAACACAGCCAAAGAGCCATCTTATTTTTGCCACCCTTGATACCGTAAAGAAACTTCACGAGAATATCGACAATCTTAAAATCATCGTATCCAAACGAAGAAAGCTCTTCATATATCTCCTTAGAAATCTTTCTATACTTTAAATCGCGGCGCATCTTAGATTTTGACATATCGTCAGAAGAAAAACCCTTAACCGCATCGTTCAATGCAAACTGATACTTCTTATTCAGTTCGCAATACTTAACAATCAACGGATCGGTTTCTTCCTTGATAATCTTACCTCTGTCTGTAAACGATATCCTGCATTCCGTTCTAACATCTCTCATCATAAGTGCATAATCAATCTTATCAAGGCCAAGCTTTCTGCAATTGATTCTCGGATTCGGAATAATGTCATTAAGCTTATTGACGAGACTGTTGTTGATATCAGATACCTGATGCAGCTTTTTATCCTTCGCATATACAAAGAAATGAGGGAGAGGGTCTTTAGTAAAACCAGTTATCAGCTCCTTTTCGTAATCTGGTCTTTCTGGTTTATACAACGTTTTAGCATAGTCAATTACAAAATTATTCTCCATGCAAAGAAGTCTAATTACATCAATTGCACGTCTCTTATCTTCGTCTGTACCAGATATGAACACCTCGCTGTTCCAAATCTTAGAGATGTTATTGCTGTAGATTCCGATATTTCCACCAACAAATGCAGCATGAAGTCCACCGTAGATTGCAGCGTTATCAAGATGTACTGGCTCAGCTTTTCGCATATTGTAGTAAAGCGGCACAATGTCAAACTTCTTAAGATTTCTTTCCGCAACTGCAATAAGAGTCTTATCTGCAACAACTAACGATTTGTCCCCATCAACATCAAATTGAAGAATCTTACTAATCATGTCCTTGCAGCTTGTGTATACGGCATCTGTGCCAAACCACTCTCTAACACTATTCTTTTTATCTCCATACGCATAGCAGGCAACATTTTTTCTAATAGCATGTTCCATGAAAAGATGAGGAGAGCGAAGGCAATCAAGCTTTTCATCTTTTCTAAACAACCAACAGAACACCTCTCCGTCTTCAAGCAGGCCGTCAGGATTATCTTTACCCATAAACCAATGCTCGCAAGCGGCATAGAAGTCTGGAAGTAAAAATGTATACTTGCCATGAACCTTCAGCTTTCCAGCCTTGAACCTTTTGACCATGCTATCTTTGATATCTCTCAACTGAGACTTTGCATATTCATCATTCAACAAAGCTGGGTAAAGGTCGATAGCTTTTTGAAAAGCGGTCTTATTTGTATTATACGGCGTTGCACCGAACACATCCTTGATACTCTCAACGGAACCGCATAAATTCTCAAGCTTATTTGTTGACTGGTAGGCAATATCTGCAAGCTCATCATCGGTAACATCAGTCAATGTCTGAAGCATCTGATAATTGATAGTAGCGTCTTTGATGCGCTCTTCCTCGACATTAGTTACGCCAGCTGTACACCCATATCTCTTGAACATCTCCTTATATTGATCCCAAGATTCATAATATTTGTTCATCTTAAACTGAGATTTGGTAAAGATAATTTGAATATCCTCATCAACGATATTATGCTCTTTGCCATATATATCCTTGATAACAGGAGAGCATTCATTCACTTCGATGAACTTCTTAAAGTCAAAAGCGCCAAGAAGACCCTTTACCCACGGTAGCCTAACCATACGATTTCTACCAAGACAAGGCAACATCATTCCCGCTCCATCAGTATGGGGGATAGGAACATTGCCAGTTATCCTCTTGATGGAATAGTCCGCATCGTCAATTAAATCATATGTACCAATAACATCAGTCTCAAAATCATCGATAACGATAGTCTTGTCAATGTCGAACTCATTCCATACATCGGTTGCAGAATTTGCAAGCGCCATATAAGCAAGATGCTTATTGGGATTGTTACCGCCATGTACATTGATGTCGTCAATCGTCAACCCGCACATAATCGTCTTCTCATGCTTTTTCCAAGTTGACTCTTTGACGAATACACATTTCTTTGTGCGAATCTGCCCAGCAGAAGAAGTGAAGTAAATATACTTCTCGCCATTGTATTCGAAACCATTGTAAATCAAGTCTTTAATCATATCGAAATAATAGACCTGAATAACCATGAAGTCTTCGCATAGCTCATCTGGCTTGGCACCGATGGTTCTTGTGAAATATGAATCGAATACAGAAATGATGTTCTTCTCTGATACTTGGTTATCACGAAGCATTCTTGTGTGGTGTCTACCGTCTGACGCAATATTCGATTCAACCTTATTAGACAGAAGGGTAAGTAGTCTTTCCTTAGTTTCGTTAATCTTTGTGTTCTTAAGAGATACCAGATTCTTCAATCGGCGATACTCGCAACCAAGCTCACTCAGCTCTTTGCTATCATCTCCAAACAAAGAAAAATCATATTCGTCCTTAGCAATAGATGCAAGACCATCTTTGTCAACACCGTAAGACTCAAACTTAGACTCAATGTTTCGGACACCGACTATTGTTTTCTTTGTCTTGCCATCATTGCCTTTGATAACAGCGCCATTCAGCAGTTGGTTCCTTTCACTTCTCAGCTTGTGATTAAGCCAGTGAAGGGAGGACTCTCTATTGTCATAAAAGTTCCCAGTGTCTAGGGAGTAGATGTCTATCTGCTTATCGAGCACGTTGCCACCTCCTGATTCTTTATCAATGCAAAAGCCACGTTACATACTAGTTGCAGATCGCATAGATGATGCCGCAAACGATGAGAGTGCAGATGAGATTCATATCAGATACACCTTCTTAAATAAAAAAACCTAACTTCAATACATAGCATATAACATTATCAGTTAAAAGTAAAGAAGATTTTTACATTATTTTCAAGCATTCTATATCATCCCAATCTTCATCAGCAGCTTCTTCTTGTTTGAAATCTCGCGCATATAGTAGCCCTCACCGCAAGTCATCAGATAGCCGTTCTCACGTTTGTACATATTGCACACGAGAGTGTGGTTGGTTCTCCATTTGCCGTCAACCTTGACTCTCGGCAGCGGCTCATAATAGAGAAGCCCAAGTTCATACAGCACCTTTACCGCCTGCGACATTGCTCTTTCTGAAATACCAATCTCCTCAGCTTCATCACGATAGAACATATTCATGACTTCTGGCTTCTTTGTTCTTCTGCTTTCAACTGGATTCTCCTGACATGCATCTTCGTTGGATAGCCTATTTGGCCTATTTCGTATATTCATCTTAAGGTATGCGTATACACGAAGCAGGATATCGTTATTCACATATTTGCTCTTGGTGTCATATTCCACAATCTTCTCATACTCATCAAGATATACGATGGCGAAGTAATCCGTATCGCATTCGTCCTTCACTTTTCCGTTGTTGAATTCGGCAATGCACATCTTGGTATTCTCGATACCGCCATCAAGAGATAGGTAGCCAAGATCGCAAAGGTCATTCACGGCAGATACAAACTTAGAGTTTATACCGCGACTGTGCCTATCAGAGTTCTTACCGTGCCATTTGACCATCCAGTTGATATTGAACATCACCTTATCGTCCAGACCCCTTCTCACGGCAAAGAACATAAATGTCGTGATAAGCATATCATTTGAATCGCTGTTGACGATAATCGCTTTGGGGATACGAAAGTAAACACCGTCATTACCATCAAGCTTAGACTTTGAATCGTATTCATATAAGGTATTATCAGACAATTTGACACCTCCAAGCAAGTTCAAAACATTTGAATTATACCACACTTTCCGTGGACAACTAATAGAAATCTTTAAGTTGTCCACGTTTTTTGTGGACAAGTGTAAAAAGTAGCCCACTTGTCCACGTTTTTTGTGGACAACTATACCATTATACCCCTACTTGTCCACGTTTTTTGTGGAAATTTATACATTCCTAACAAAATAGATATATACAAAATAGATAAATATGTCTACGACAAAATAATAGCTATGTGGGTATGGGGATATAGACCATATCAAAGACATAGATAATCTTGGACAAATTTGGATGTCTTCTATATAAGAACTCCAAATTTGTCCCATTAGTTTTATCTATTTAATAAATATCTATTTTAAAAAAAATAGCCGTATCAAAAGATATAAGAAAATCAATATTACAGATATGAAAATATAGACTGTATCAGAGATATAAAACTTACTATATCAGAGATGTAAAAATAACCTACATCAAAGATATAGGACTATAGCATCTACGATGCTGACGATATGTAGATATATTACCTAATTATAATGTCATATTAATTAAATACGAAGCATAGATAACGGTATCACCAATTATATCTTAATGCTAAATAGCTTTATATCAAGTGTATATTTCTTGTTATTTATATTGTCCTCAATAACATATTAGATTGAATATTAATAGCTTCTATATCTATGTGGTTAATATGTAGTTATATTATATAGCCTAATAGTTTCCTTTTTTAAATTGCCACCAATTCAATAGCTTATCTTATAGCATATTTATTTGAATATAGATCGCTTTGTTGTATTGGTGTTTATTTGGATGTTTATATGTCTGCAAATATAGATCGTATACGTATTTCGATTGTTATCTTATGTAGTTGCATATTGGTTTCCTATCTATTGCCATCTGGTCATACCGTATATTTTACCGTTTATAAATTGTCATATATGTAGTTATATATTGTTGGTATGTAGGTAGATTTTTAGAGTGATATAGATGAATTTACAGTGGGTCAGATAATTTTTTTCGGTTGTGTTTAGATGAAACACATAGCTGGGATCAATAATAAAAAAAACGAACCAAAAGTTTTAATACGCCCCCATACCCCTATTTACCTGCGGTTTTGTCGTTTTGTAGTGTAGTTTATTACCCCTACAACGTGCAATAAAAACGGTGGGGGTATCAGTGCAAAAAAAACGAGGTATATTGCACTTGCAAAACGGGGCGGGGTATGCTAACGAAAAACCGACCCCCGTTATTAATAATTAATCCTATTAATCACGCTCGATATAATTAACGCCCTATATGTTTGCGACTTAATATCATATCGACCATACAACCAAACAAAACGTTAGGTTTACCAAACAAAACGTTAGCAACCTATCAACCCGAACAAAAACCCGTATATGTTCGGTTATTCATTAAACCCGTATAAAACGCCTATTTTATGCACGACACCACCTCTGACCTGCGAAAACTTTGGTAAAACGTTTTATCTTCGCGTATAAAGCCCCGTTACCTATAGGCGATACCCCGTAACGGGGTTTTCGCTGGTAAATGCCTATATTTAACCTTATCTGCCACTATAGCGATAGCATATAGTCGATTATAGGCTATGCAAAACGGCTAGTTATCGTACACGTGTATAGTTAGTCAACATATGTTCAATAACTACCTCATACCTATACAACGGGGTGTTATTTAATACCAAAACACAAACGTGATCCGCCAGCGCCAAATATGTAGATATTGTGTTTTTCCCAAATTGACCCTTGACACCAACATGATTTTGGCGCGATGGCGTGGAAAAAACCATCGCCGACAAGTTCGACAACATGCAAGACGCGCTAGACCACGCGCGTGAAGGCGTGGAATATCGTGAGTGCGGAAAGTATTGGTACGATGAAGCACTCATTCTCGATATGGAAGACTACACGACCACGTTTGTCACGCGGACTGGCGTATCTGGAACATTCTAGAACTAGGGGAACTCTATAGTTCCCCCTTTTTTTTGGAAAAAATTATGAAGATTTCGTGGAAGTTTCATGGAGAAACCGTGGAAAAAATGTGGAGATTTTGTGGAGGATCCATAATTGTGGAGAAAATGTGGAGAAATCATAGAGAATCTATGGAATCTTTATAGAGCTTTGATGGAAGTTTTGTGGAACATTGATGGAGGAATTATGGAATCTTTATGGAAATTTCATGGATAAATACTAGACTGGAATATGGAGAAACTGTGGAAAATCTATGAAACATTTGTGAAAAAACAGATATGGAGAAACTGTGGAAAACCAACACACTGGAAAATTGCAGACTAGGAAAAACCAAAAACGCGCTAAAATGGAGTAGTACGCGAAACCAACTGGAAGGGCGGAAAAATGTTTCGGAAAATTGTAGACTGGATGCACACACCCGATGGCAAGGAGGTTATGGCTGGAATTATTTTCGGTGCCGTTGGAATAATTGCGGTAAGACTTTTCTGTTTTCTTGTGTGCTTGGCAACTGGATACCCTACTAACGTTTGGAACATTTTCGGTTAGGAAAAATTAGAGCGGATTAAATATCCGCTCTTTTTTTTGTGGAAAAAATGCCACTGGAATAATCGCATTACGAATAAACTACGCAAGCATAGCGGAAAATACCACGGAAAAGATAACACTTTGCTGGATAAAATCGGCGCTCGACTACGGAAAAACTAGCGAGCATGGAAAAATTAAGGCGCTCAAATGCGTTTTAAGGCATGGAAAAACGATAGCCCTTAGTCGGGTAAGGCGCGGAAAAAATTATGCCCTTAAATCACGTCTCATTGCCTTATGCGGATAAATGCCACCGCGCTAGTCGGAAAAGATAACGGAACATTCGAGCCTAGCGCGGAAGATTATAGAGATTCTATGGTTGGAAAAATAGTTGCGGAAAATCTATTGACAACCTATACGGAACTATATTATCGTGTTGTCTTTTGTGGAAAATCTCGCACACACCACGGAAAAATGCTACCTAATTGATAGCAATATGCCACGGAAAAACTAACACGCGCCACGGAAAAATGATAGCTAATTGATAACAATACGTTGCGGAAAAATGATACTAATACCAACTCATTATAATGTATATAACATTATATATATGTATATACACACACGGAAAATTGTAGGCAAGCTCACGGAAAAATGACACCTACCTACTAACATTTAAATGCTACCTAATCAGTCGGAAAATAATTACTACTAGTCTAGTCGGAATTAAAATACTACTAGGATAATAACGTTACGGAAAAACTAACGTATCAAAAATGTTATACAAACAATAACGTTACGGAAAAACTAACGTATGAATTGCCACGGAAAAACTAACGTTACCTAATCAGTAACACTACCTAACGGAAAATATATATAACGTTATAAACATTATAATGATTATAAATACTACTAGTCGGAAAATATATGATACGTTATATACGTATGGAATGTTATATATATCTAATACGTTATATACGTATATAACATTATAGTCAGTCGGAAAATTATAATTGCTACCATATCAGTCGGAATATATCCATGATAAAAATCTATCACGGATAATAAATATCTATCATATGGAAAAATTATGTGCCGTGGAAAATCTATTGACACTCACGGAAAAAATACAGTAGCGCACGGAAAATCTATGGTAAAAAACATACCACTTAGATACCAATTGTTTATCATAGTTAGGGTACCTAAATATATATATATCTAGCTGGACAAATGCCGCACACGGCTTGATAAACGGTATCCCTTAGTGCGTAGACGTGGCACGGAAAATATGCCCTTAAATCGAAAGATAAAACGTTTTATCAACGATTGTAGGTTTGGAGCGTGCGCGGAAAAATTGATAAACGGATTAACGCCAACGCTCACACCACGCGCCACGGAAAAGTTCGCTAGCACGACACGGAATAAAGCGCAAGCGCGGAATAAAGATACACGCTATCAACACACCTACGGAAAAATCTGGCGCGAGTACCACACGGAAGATTGAATTGCAATAGCTACGGAAAATCAACACACAAAATACACACACGGAAAATCGACTGTGGTAGATCACACGGAAAGTTGTGGAGAATACATGGATGGAAAAATTGTTCTTGACACACGGAAAAATATTGAGTATATATAGCCATCGGAATAATTGTGGAGGAATTGTGTACGGAAAGATTGTCGGTTGCCTACGGAAAAATATATGTATAGTAGTAGTCAACGAAAGCGCAACGGAAAAAGGAGTGGTCAAGTTGCGGTAAGTGGCGCGGCAACGTTCACCGCCTAAGCATACGGAACGTACTAGTTATTCCTAAAGCGGCGCGGAATAACTGGGAATATAAATGCCGCATTGAGCGTCCTATATGGGCGCTCTTTTTTTGTGCGGATAATTATGAAGATTATATGTACGTGAAAAATCTTGCGCACGTGCCACGGATAAATGATAATATGTAACTAGTCGGGAGGACAAAGCGACCTACATACGCCACTCATAATGACTTATTTATTGAGCTACAGTTATGTCTATTTTTTAGTTAACCATTAGAAACTTTTGTCTGGATATAATTTTGTGAAGATGATATGGAGACGGGCAATGTGTGGTAATATCTAATCAAGAAAAGAAACCAACTGAAAGGCGGTACAACATGGTATTCAAAGATTTACGGAGTGTATGGAGCGGCATGGTCAACGTTTCGGTATTTGCCATAGACAAGGCACCGCTGACGATTGAAGATTATCCGTTTGATATGGTGCAAAAGCGCCCGTGGCTTGACAATTGCGAGGTAAGGGCGATTGAGCCTGACGCATATGTGCAACGTGATGGTCACTCTAGTTGCGTTGTCAAGCTAGACTATAGGGGATAGCGACAAGCCCACCTAAATGGTGGGCTTATTTTTGCGTGTATATATGTGAAGATAACGTGAACATAGCAAAGCTATGGTATCATTTAACCAACAAGGGAAACCAAAAGAAAGGTTGAATGATGGTTTTCAATTTTAACATTGCTGATTTTCTCGCTAAGTTCGATAGTAACTATGATTTTATCTATGATGCAAATAAGCATAATATGGAGGTAGCGGGACAGCGAGAAGCGACAGAAGCATTTGATGATTTTGTGAAGCAGCATAGAGATTTTGTGCGCGAGTTCGTGAATTACCGTGGCGATTTTATCTCTAGCGATAGAGAAGCAGCGGCATTTATGTTTACCTTGGATGACTTTTGCTAAAGCTAGACCGCCTATATTTAGGCGGTCTTTTTTTTGACCATTGATATGTGTAGACTTTGTGAAGTTAAAGATTCTCGATACTCATAGACTCTATCAGTGCAATAATAATATCAACCAAAGGGACAAGCCCGATGGGTTGACAACAGCAGAAAGGTAAGAAGATGGACGTTAGGGACGAGCAGAAGGTTATTGCCTACGTGAGCGGCAAGGAGGTCTATAGCGGCACTTGGGGCGATGCACCCGAGGACGTGAAGGCTCTATATGACGCATGTGATTGGTATATCCTTGATAGTATCGAGCAATTCGATATTATCATGGTAGCCTAGCAGAGATTAAGGCGGTAGTGATACCGCCTTTTTCTTTGTCAATATATATGTGTAGATTATATGAATTACTACCATATATAGCAGCATATGATATATTTATATCAAGTCAAAGACCACTAGAGATTGGGAAAGCAATGGCGAAAATGCGGCAGTACACCTACCTAGAGATGACTAAGATTGTCAAACGCAACGGGTATGAATACGCTAGATGCACTGGCGACCACTGTATCTATAAGCGCGAGGACGGCAGCGGTACTATCGTGCTGGCGAAAAAGAAGCATATTAACCCGTGCATTGCAAGGCGGCTTATCAAAGAACACAATCTGATTGTTGACTTGTAAACAATTAAATATCAATCATTGGGGCGGTGGGGATACCGCCCTTTTTTTGATTCAATATAATATGTGAAGAAAATATGAATGACAATATATTATGGTATTCTATAGACAAGGAAAAAGAAGCCAACAGAAGGGATAGTCTAATGGCAACGGCGGGAATTAGCAGCAATAAAGAATCGCAGATTAAGTATTTGCGTGCGCAGGCAGAGTATGACTTTGCATGGACGAAATACTTTGACGAGATTTGCGAGGTCGTTGCAAGGTATGACGGCAAGCAGGCTACTAAGCGTATCGCAACGGCGCTCAAGAAGGTCAACAACAACATTAGCTTTGACGTGGAAAAAGGCAATGGCGATAGGGGTTATATCTATATTGGATGGTATGACTTTGATGGTCGCATCTGGCGCAACGATAGCAACGATGAATGGGCTTACCTACGCACCGATAGTAACAAGTATCATATTATCATGGCGTTTGTCGATGATGTTTATTGTCTTGATGCCAACAATCTTATCAATCAGATAACCAACGCAAAGAATCAGGCAGTCGATAATTATAATGAGACTATTGAAGCGCTCAATAATTTTGACGCATTGAAAGCGGAATATAATAAGGCGGTGGAGACGCTTAAAGAGATTGGTTCTAAGATTCCATCTAGCATTTACAGTCGATATGATTTGAATAGCTACAATGTGTATGAGTGGGGCAACTACTTTAGGGGATAGTTAATCAACGTAAACATTATAGGGACTGGGTATCTAGTCCCTATTTTTTTGTCTAGTCTTTGGAATATATGGCATTGCATTTTATACGCGATATAGCGCCTATTTACCCCCGATATTTTCTCTATGGGTACTTGCTAGGGTCGAGTGCTTATCGGGGCAAATAGGGTCAAATAAGACGCTCTAAGCCTATAAAACGACCCTTTTGAAAGTGGGGTACACAACCACAAAATACTACGGAAGATTAACTATTAGATTAGATGGAAAATTATCCGCCATTTTTTATTTTCTTGTTTATACTGATACGGAAAAGTCTTGCGTAGACATATTTATCTATTTTGTATTATATCTATTTTGTTAGGAATGTTCATTTTTCCACAAAAAACGTGGACAACTCACCCTACTTTGGTATGGTTGTCCACGGAAAGTGTGGACAAGTGAGCTACTTTTGCGAGTTTCCCACGCTTTTCGTGGACAAGTTAAAGATATTCCACACTTTGATTATTATTTGTGGAATATATAACGAGACGGAATATATATTTATGGAGAAAATATGGATCACTAGATTTAAAGGGGTCGAATTCGATGCCTTTAGTTATATGTGTGATATACTTTAAGCAAGGCAAATACAACACGGAAAGGTTTCATATGTTTGTTGACGGTAACATTTGGGTATCGGAGTATTCTGATGTTGACGAGCTTCGGAAGAAATACAAAGAGGGCTATAGGTTTGTCGGAAATGTCGAGTACGATGTGCCTATCGTGAAGAGTCAAAAGACGTGGTATCGCTTTAAGTCCACGAATGATAGTATCGTTGGGTATCTTTATGTGACGGAGCATCGCATTAAAGATGTGTTCGACCTATTGAGAACTAACGTTATCGTTCACACGGAAGATAATAACGTATTTGTATTTCATCCCTATGGCATGACAATCAATCGCAAAAAGACTGTCGTGTATAAGCGTGATACCGTGGTGGAATACTTTCCACAAAAGAATCAATACAGTGGTCTTAGTCCTTATGGTGCCGTGTCGAGCTACGTAAATGTGCATCGTTACCGTAGTATGCGCAATACGTTGGTTGACCTTGGATATATCAACGCGAAAAATTAGCGAAAAAAGTTTTGAAAACTACTTGACAGCTACGCAGCGACTTATTACAATGTTGGTACAACATAAATGATACGGAACAAAAACGAACTAGCTTTTATGTTGCATACCGTCCTTTCTGGTGTTGGTATGAATGTGGTTGGTGCCTGATTGGTGGTTCTTTCAGGCGGATTAGGGGAGTGTTATGCGCTCCCCTTTTCTTTTGTGGAAAATTATATGGAGAAAATATGTTGCAGCCATAATCGTGATACTATTAAACCACGGAACAAAACCAAACGAAAGGAATCGCAATGCTCGTTACTTTGGATGCAAAAGAACTTTTGGCAGCGGCACGTCTTGCCTATGATAAAGACCAGATTCGCAGCTGGGCTAAGTGCCTGCTCATTAAGGTTCGTTACGACAAATATACGATTGTCGGTAGTGATGGGTATAAGCTGATTGAGTTTGAGCATAAGTGCAGCCATGATGCAGCCGATGTTTCGGAAAAATATGACGCTGATTTTCTTCTTTATGTTGAAGATGTCAAGAAGTATATAAAGTCAACTGATAGTTGCGTGATTATTGATTATGATAGCGATGCGGATAATTTGACAGCGCATATCTATCAACAGAAAAAGTCTGATAATTGGTTGCGTGATGTTGTGGAGTTTGACAGCCTTTCGGCATTTGGTTGGGAGTATATCGACTACAAACATATCATTGAGACGCAGCGTAAGAATGACGGAACTGTTCACCAAGAATATGCCGCATGGGTCAATGCGGATTATATGTCTGATATTTGTGCCGCTGTGAAACTTGCATACGGAAAAGATACGCCTATTCAGATTATGCTGGGGTACGAGGGGCGCGCTATGGAGTTTATGACGGGTGATTATAAGAATACGCGCACCTGTTTCGGAATGGTTATGCCAGTCAACATGGCTCGATAATACGCATTGAGCGCTCTATATGGGCGCTTTTTTTGTTTCGATTGTCGGAAAATATCAGACATTTGCAACACGCATAAATGTGGAGGATCCGTGGAGAAGATGTGTAGACAAAGATTCTCGGCTATATGGAATAAATCTTTGGTAATATGTAGTCAAGGAAAGGCGCTCGGAAAAAGGAGTAGACATGAGCGATATGGTTTACACACTCAAGCCCGTTAAGGTTTGTCTTGATGGTGACGATTGCAACGTCTTTGACGCTTATCTGGTTGGGTATGGCAGTCATGGCTTCTGTGAGCAGAATAGCGGAGGTTATGAGCATCCGCATTTCACCAAGCCCGAAGCTATGCGTGTCATGCGTGCATTGAATCGTGATGCCGACAACGGTATCGGTGATGGTACGCGCTATGATTATCTGTTTGAAACGGATACGTTTATCGAAAATTATGATGGCGATATGATGTTGGTTGAGCCTGATATTTTTGGTATGTATGAGATGGGTGTTGATATGAGCTGGGTTTTGGCTTAGAATTAAAAGCACGCTTTTAACGGAAGGAAAGACCATGAAGTACACCGTTCCCTATACTGAATTGCTTGGCAGGACTTTTATCGTGGATGCCGACAGCGAGGAAGAAGCGAGGGAGAAGGTTCTTGACGCTGTGAAGAATGAGTTTATTATTCTTACGGCAGATGATTATGTTATGGATTCTGGTGAGATTGCAGATTGTTGGATTGCTTCTGATGATGAAGAGAAGTTTTATCCTACGCTTGAATCGTTCATGGATTAAAATAAAGTTTTCAGAGTGAAGGACTTGTGTCATGGAAGATATTGATGTTGAAAAGATTTGTGACGTTATCACTTTTTTGCAGGACAATGAGCAATACGGTGATGATTGGAGCGATGCGATAGCGGAACTTTACAAGGTCATTGACGCTATTGAAGGCTTAATGAAATACTAAACAAGGCGGATTATATATCCGCCTTTTCTTTTAGGCATTTAATTGTGTAGGTTATGTGTAGTGTCGTGATTCTCAATGGAATAATAGGCATGGCATAGTAATATATTGTTGTCGAAAGGAAAGGAGCCACGATGGAAAAGACGTTTATCGGAAAGACGTTTAGTATCGACCTTAAATCTCTTTATCATCATATGATAGGTTGCCATACTTATTATGGTTATTGGATTGAGTATGAGGAATCTGATGATGGGTCTGATGGATACTACGACCTGAAAGATTCATTTGCCCTATATGCTTGTGACGGTGAAACATGTGAAGTTATGGGGGTTGGAAGAGATTACGTCTTGATTGCTTGTGTTGATAATGATTCATCGCATGGGTTCATCCTTACCAAAAAAGAGTTCGGCTTTGCTTGCCACGAATAGGAGTTAAAATGAGTACGCCTGCTGTTACTATCTTGAAGAATCGCGTTTTTGATTGGGATACCAAAGAGAAGAAAGACGTTACCGTAGCTAGGTTCTATCGCCACTATGACGGCTATCTTATGGGACATGGTAGCGATATTGCCGCTGCTATTGCAAATGCCGCATGTACGAAGCACAAGAAGTATATCCGCTTTGACGGAAAGAAGTGTGACGAGTCCGTTCTTAATAATCGTAATTGGTGCCAGCATTTTCTCAAAGAGTTGTGCAAACAAGATATGGATATTGAGTTTATTGGCAACGATGAAAACCTTTATAGTGATTTCACCTATGTTATTACTGGTGACTATGATAACTTTGGTGGAAAGTTTGACGTTGACAAGACGGATTATCTAATTAGAATCAACGTCAAGGTCTATGATGGAGACGAGCAGGGACAACTATTGTTCGATGGTAGTGGCTTGGAATATCTAGGCTGGAAGAACTGGGATTAAATCAGTCATTCTAACATAGTGAAAAAGGTGTATACTTTTTTCACTATGTTTCCTATATAAACTAACATGTTAGATTGCGATTATCATGTGTGAGTATTGCGAGAAGAGTAAGAACATATATACCAAAGACAAAAGAAGCGTTGTCTATATAGAGTGGGACGATTGTAAACCTAAGTTGGTTACTGTAAGTGGCGGGTTTAATTCGTGTGCTATTAGAGTGCCGATATTCTTTTGTCCTTTTTGTGGTAAAGAATTGCGTGAAGTCTAGATTAAGGCGGCTATTATGCCGCCTTTTTCGTATGGATAATTATGTAGGAATTATGAATAATTGTATTGTCGCTTGTGTAGTTGTTTGTTGGTAGTATTATATAACCAACGAAAGGGAGCGGAAGAAAGGACGCAACCATGAAGGACGATTTCAAGCGCAAGACCACGAACAACAACGGCGCTTACAACAACGCCGACCTCTATGGCGCTGGTCACACTAAGCGTATCAACGAGCAGAAGCGCAAGGAGAAGCGCCGCGCTCGCCGCTCTATGAAGCAGGAGTTTGAGCTTGAGTACCTTGGCGAGTGGTTGCATTGGTAACGTTGTTTTTATCTATGTAACATTTTAGATGTTACAACTCAAAAGATAACGTTACAAACTTGATTGGAGAATTGAAATGTATATTCTTGTTAATCATTGTCAAGACACTGGGCTTATGGAACTTGACAGGTACGATACACGCGAGGAAGCGGCAAAGGATATTGCTCTAATTATTGCCGAGGACTATCAGATTGATGTTGATATGAATAAGTTTATTATTCCATATAAAGACGCTCACGGTGCTGGCGCTGCCTTTAAGTACGATGATAGCAAGACTCATATCTGGTTCGATGGATATGATTGCTGTTGCTATAACTGGAATATCGAGGACAATTGGCTTATTATTAAGGTTTAAACTTGCTTTGATTGGAGTTATTGTGGTTGAGTTTGTTTCTTATGATGGCGAGTTCCCCAACCTATGCAGCGGTACACTTGTATTGCGAATTGATGGCGAAGAGGTAACGTTCCCTAAATACTGTATGCGTAGCAATGGAAGCGTCTATTTTGATGAAGATTGGCATGAATATATTGAGAGTGGTGAGTGGTCTGTGAATGTTCCCGAGCAATATGCGGATATTAAAGACGAAATTGAGCGCTGTGTCAACGAGAATGTTGAGTGGGGTTGCTGTGGTGGCTGTGTATAACAGCTTAAAATAGTTCTTTTAGGAGTTATCGTGGATAGATATAGACGTGTTAATAAATGGTGGGAAGATAAAGACCGTGAGTGTACTTTCTGCCATTCAAAACTTAGCGTCAAATATGATGTACCGATTCTTGTGCCTAGCGATGGTAGTGTTAAGGAAACTTGGGTGCCATGCTGTAATGAGTGCGTGTGGCATTGTGTTTTTGGGGCGAAGTAATTCGCCCTTTTTATTTTACTATTGTTTCAGTAGTGAATTGAAATCACACTGAAATGAATTGTGTATGATCTGTGAAGGTGAAAAATCTCGACTGTATCTCTTTGGATTAGAGTATTATATAAACAAGGAAAGAGCAGGTGAGAAAGGAACTGCGATGGACATTCAGGTTAAAGAGTTCAATGGCAGGCGCTATAAGATTTACAACGATACTTGGTATTGTCTTGATACGCCTGATAGGGTTATTCAGATTCTCGATGGTGCAATGAAAAACCATGAGCGTATTCGTGTTTTCTATGGAGATACTGAAACTGGTCGTGACTGGATGGAGATTTACGATACCATTGGTTATGTTAGCCGCAGTTATGGTAACGTCAAGATTCCTTTGCTGATTAAGAATAGTCGTTCTATTGGCGGCACTGGTATTCTTGATGACAGCATTGTTAAGATTACTATTGACAAGGTTATTGTTTATCAGCAAAGTAATTATCGTTTGCCTAACATGGAGATTCGTGAAGCGAGTGATAACCTTAAAACAATTGGATATAATTATTCTACATTTGAAGATGGAAAGAATGATTTTAATTGCAAGACCATGAAGCAGGCAGAAAATCATATTGATTTTCTTAAAGGCAAACGCAACCGTGAGTTCTAGTAATTTTAACTGAAAGGATATAACATTGGCTAATACTATGGGTTTTGATTATGACGAGACTTATACACTTATGCGCAAGTTTCGTGAGCTTACCAAACAAGAAGTACGTATCATGGATTATCTTATGAAGATGGATGTATTCGAGGGTACGTATAGCGAGCTTGCAAAAGCTATTGGCGATGAAAAGCTATGTAGCAATGTACGTAAAGCATTGTTGCATTTGCAAAGTATGGGCATCGTGAATATCGTAAATGTTTATTACGAGGATGAAGCGAAAGACCATAAGAGCAACCCTATGAAGGCGTGCTTTATCGTGGATGGATGGATGTACGCCTTTTTAATGGGCGGTTGGGATAAAGTTGAGTTCGGTACACGTGCCTGGGATTAACGTGCTTTAAAACGTACTACAGTGGCTTAGAAAGGTGGTTGCCATGAAGGTTGAGCAACTTAGCGATGATGAAATGTATGAGCTTAAAGACAAGCTGTATACTGATTTTTACTACAATCAAGAAGCATTGCCGCAGATGATTGAGAGTGAGCGTAATGTTTTGGCAAGCGCGACATACCCCACGGATATTCCTGATTGGCTGATGTATAATCTTTACCACGGTACAGAGTTTACCGAAGATGACTTTTGGTGCAACTTATAATCTTGCCATATCGAAATATATAATATCGCGTCTCATAGGCGGCAACACTATCCCACGCCTTTTCTCACTTTCTTTCCTTTCATTGTGTTGCCGTCTATAAGGCGTGATATTTTTTGTGGAGGAAATATGAATTGGAAATATAGTTGACATGTAGTTACCAACTATATATACTATTAGGCAAGGAAAGAGAAAACCTTAGAGAAAGGTACTACGATGAAAGAGACTATGACCCATACGATTCATACTTCTACTACTTGCATTGGAAACTTTATCTGCGCTGGGCTTTACGAGACTTATCTTGGAGAGCTTTGGGGATGTATCCCGTATGACATGCGCGACAAGGCTGATGATGAAATCGGTAAGTGCGCTGTGGATTATATCAACGATGCCCTTTGGACGGATGTTTTCCCGTCTGATTACGATGATGATTTTGAAGTGACGTATACTGGCACGTATCACCCGAAGTGGTATAATTTTGAGACTGATTCGACCCTGTTTGATTTTGCATATACGGATAAACTGTGTGAGTATATGCTTGGCTATGCCGCCATGAACCGTGATAACTTTGAGGAGTTTCTTGAGAAGAAGTATACTTCTCACGATGGTTATGTATCGTTCACGCCTAACAACTGGGATGATTGGTATGATGGATATATCAAAGATGATTTTCGTTGCGTATCCGCTTTGCTTTATTTCATGCTTATCATGTGTTCATGCGTAGACATTGACGATAATTATAATTTTGTCGGTGAGTATAGTTATCAGTATGGCTTTATTGATAGCGCTACGCAGATTATTTCCGAGGGTTATACTCCCTATGACTATGCCGTGAAGTATGATAACGGAATGGTTGTTGCTGTATTCAGTGACTATGACGAGAACGGCGAGCTTTTCAATTGCTATCTGCTTGATGCCGATGGTAATGTAATTGAGCATGGGCAGGTTTTTGATGAATACAATGCGTACAATCGTAGCGCATTTGCAGCGTTTCAGTATGGCGGTGCTGGCGTGGATTTGGATGATAATAAGGAGCTTTACTATATGCACTATGAGCCTTGCGCCACTCCCGATATTCCCGAGCATGAGTGCTAATGGGCGATATGGCGTACAATAATAAACAAGGTGTCTTTGTTATTGAGAATGAGTCCGATTTAGAAAAGCTCAAAGAAGATATGCAAAGGCACCTTGACGCACTGCTCAATATGTGTAATAATATATCGCAGGTTTATTAGTGTCCGCATAAAAGGAGTATAATATGCTGACTGCGATTTGCAAGAGTATGGAAGATGCTGATTATTGGGCTTATGATGATACAATTGAGGATGTTCTTGAGGATATTGTCTATGTAACTGACAGTGAGCATTGCGCTGGCGAGCATGAGTGTGTGGCTTCTGCCCTTGATCCAAAGGGTAATGATTGGTATACTGATTCTTTGCAGACAAATGAAATGATGTTGTCTGATGATGAATTGTTTGTGGTTACTTACTATGTCTATGATGGTAACGGTTCGTTTGACGAGCTGGTCGATTTCGCTATCACTAAGAACGATATTATCAATAACGTTCTCACGAATAAGTATGTTGAGGGCGCTTATTATTGGACGTTTGGACAGATGCTAAAGACCACTAATGACTGGCTTAATGGCAAGTATGGTGAGTATGACGATTAGTTTTTAATCGTGTCTTATACGGAAAAGTAAAACGTTTTAGCAGGGTTATTTAAGCCCTGCTTTCTTTTTTTATCTACTTGATAACTACTTTTATATGCAATACAATATAGTTAGACTAATGTAACATATAAAGGAGTGCTTATGTATGTCAAGTATGAAAGTAAATGTCCAGAAAAATGAGCGTGCCATGCTTAATACGACAATAAACAAAGACGTTTTAGACAGCTTTAAAGCCCACTGTAAGGGTGCTGGGATGCCTATGAATACGGTATTGGAGACGTTCATGGTACAGTTTGTATCAGGCGAGTTTGTATTGAAGATAGGCAAGGGCAATAAGATTGATATTAAAGACTAGCATTTAGCTAGTCTTTTTTATTTGGAATATCTACTTGACAACTATATGATAAGTAGTATCATGTATGTTGATAGTCGGAAGAAAGGATAGACCGTGGGTATGAATAGCGATGACTGGAAGATTGTAATCTTTTGCTTTATTTTTTGCACTGCATTGCTTGTCTTAGAGTTTATCCATATATACAGTTAGATTGGAAAATTATGAGTAACGTTGGCTTTATTGTCATGGAAGAACCAACTGTAATTCCACAGGCGGCAACGGAAAAGATTGATAACACACCTATTGAGATTGCTCAAGCTGCTAAAGACAAGGTGTATGTTGTATGGTATGACAACGGAGAGGAATATGATGATAACTATCAGGACATAGATAGAATCTTTTCCAGCTATGATGATGCCGCTAAATATCTTGATGATTGCGGCTATATAAAGCAGGTCGAGAACGGATATGGTGGAGAATATATAGAGTGGCATGTGCCATATGACGAGGAATATCCATATAATAATTCATGTTATTTCATTCGTGAGTTTGATTTGTACTAATTGTTAGGAGAAAAAATGTCTAAGATTCATCCACGCTGCTGCGCTAACTGTCGTAATTGCGAGCCGTTTGATAATGGCTTTGAAGTTGAGGACGATGAAGCAGGCTATTGCAAGGCGCATGAGTGGGAGATTGTATACTTGGATGATGATTCATGGTGCGATGATTTTGTAGCCGTAAAGTCTACCCGTGTGCGTGACGAGGATTGGGATTAGTATGGTGGAAAATAATAAGGTCGTACTCAATACAACCATCGACAAGGACGTTAAGGATGCTTTTAGCACCTACTGTAAACAGGTTGGCTTCTCTATGAACACGGTGCTAGAGATTCTTATGCGACAATTTGCGAATGGCGAGTTTCGTATTAAGTTTGAAAAGAATAAGTTGGATCTTGATTTAGAAGAATAATACCTTGTATATAGGTTATAATAGACGGGTGGAACATTTATCGTTCCACCCTTTTTTATTTTCAAAATTGACTGCAAAAATATGAGTTATCTACTTGATAACTACATTGATATAAGGTAGAATATAGTAAAGAAAAGACGAGAGGAAGGGATTGATGATGGCTAGTCCAGCATTTGCGCCAGTTGTTGTGGAAGAAAAGCAGCAGAACAATATCATTCCGTTTAGTGTTATCATTGGCACTAAAGATGTTAAGCCTAAAAGTCCGAAGGCTCGTGATAATAGCGGTGGATTAAAGCCTGCTGGTGTATCTTCTGAGGTGTATGCTTTCCGTACCGATGAAGAGATTAAGTCTATGATTGATGTATTTGACAAGCATATCAATGAAGCTACCGATGAACATCATCGTCAGCTTGCCAGTCGGAACAAACTGCTGTTTGTTATTGGTATCAATGTTGGTTTGCGTGCAAGCGATTTGATTACGCTTAAATGGAGTTTCTTCTTGGACAGTGTTAAAGATGGAGAGTATAAGTTTAAGGACTTCTATACTTTGCAACCTAAAAAAACACGTAAGCAGAAGAAGTTTGTTAAGCTGTTCTTTAATAACACTGTCAAGAAGGTTATTGTCGAATACCTTAATGAGTTCCCTACGGATAATTTAGACGAGTATATGTTTAAATCCCGTGAGGGTGACGGCGCTATTGCAGCTACTACTCTTTGGCGTATTATCAAGAACGCCGCTAAGGAAGCTGGGATTAACCAGAATATCGGTAGCCATTCCTTGAGGAAATCATTCGGCTTTAGGGCATGGCACGATGCGGAAGATAAGGATAAGGCGCTTGTCATTCTAAGTTATGTATTCAATCATAGCAGCGTGGCTACTACACGAAAATACATCGGTATTATGGATGATGAAATCAAAGACGTGTTCGATAGTCTTGAACTTGGTTATGATTTTATTTAATGAAAGGTGAGTATCATGGGTCTGTTTGGTCGGAAAAAAGACATTACCAACATGGTATTTGACTGGGATTTGTACTGGAAAGATATTGAGAGTGGCGTTGATAATAAAACTATAGTCAAGAAGATGGAAAATCTTGATTACTATGTGAGCAAGGCTGAACAGTCATACGGAAAAATTTCAGTGGCGGCATACGCAAAGTAATTGATATAAGGCGGTTGTTTTTTGACAGCCGCCTTTGTTTATTATAATCTTAGATATTGGATAGTGTTGGAGTGGTAAAACAAAACTAAGAGAAGGGAGCGCTTGTCTTTGCGGAAAAATTTTGATGACTTTATACAGACATTTGATTCCGATAACACGGCAAAGGTGGCTAAATCATTATGTGTTATAGGCGAATATGATTATTCAAATTGCACACCTGTTGATTTACAGAATATTATATTAGGAATGAATCCTAATAGCCCAAAGGCTATAACGACTATTATATATATCCTTGGTTTGTATGCAAAATATCTTGGCAATAAAGATATGGAATATATGTTGAATGACTTGGATCGGAATATTCTTTGGTCATTAGCCAAACCAAATGCTTCTAAGAAATTTATTTCCAATGCGCAGTTTGAAAAGATATACCATGATATAGGAATGTATGAGGACTATAACGGATTCTATATACAGACACTATTTAGAAGCCTATATGAAGGTATCTATAACGATGATATGAGCGTTGTGA